TCGTGGGACGGGTCGTTCGGCGAACTGCAAACGATTTTAGGCGCCGTTGCTGGATTCGGGACATTCATTTTTGCACAAGATAATTTCGACATGTCGTATACGATCGGCGTCAGCGGCGTAGTTCCGAGCGCCCTTTTCGTTGCCTTGTTACGACAAACTAATTATTGGTTACGCCCAATGACGGTCAGCGTCAACTTAATACTCGTGACGAGCGTAAGCGGGACCCCGATTTTCGGATTGGATGTCGAAAACGATTATATTTCCGGGCTTGACGTAGGCGCGTGGGCTACACCATACTAGCGGCCATCTAAGGGGTAAAATAATGCCAACAAATGATTTTCTCGCGTTCGCTATTGGTGTCGGTGCGAACGTCGATACGCAAGCGGCTTATGCGGCTCGAACAAGCATCATCAGTCTCGGCCAATCTGCCGGCGTCGTCCCTTCGGTTTTGCTCAATAAAATAAATCGACAAGGCTCGGTCATTGCCAATGTCGTAGCGCAATATATCTGCGATCAAAGCGGCCTCGATGCGCTGGATAACGGCGCGCCCTCTACGCTGTTGGCTAATTTAAAAACGGCCATTGCGGCTCAGATCGATGCGCAATCGGGTAACTATGCGATTGATACGGGCGCCGCTAACGCATACGTGGTCGCGCTGAGTCCCCCAATTACCGCGTGGCCCGACGGCCTTACTTTCCGATTTCGCGTTACGCACGCAAACACCGGAGCTTCAACGATCAATGCGGGGCCTGGTGCCGTTGCATTAAATAATAATGTCAATGCCGCACTTGTGGCCGGCGATTTGCCGGTGGGAACGATCGTCACCGCAACTTATGTGGTGGCATTGGGTAACTGTGTGGTTAACACGGTGGTCGTGTCTCAAGCTTTGACGAAAGCGCAAGCGGATCTTTTATACGCGCCCATCAACGGGTCGGTTGCTGCAGTGCGTAATATGTTCAGCAATTTGAAAGCTGATGCGATTGGCGTCAATAATTACAATTGCGTCGTAACCATTGACGAAATCGTTTTAGAAAATAGTAGTAACAGTTACCTAACATTGCGCGCCGTTAACAAAACAATTAACGCGAATGGTACCGTCGGGGCGCCGCTTTCGATCATGTCGACACGCGCCGCGAGTACTTGGTATTATCGCTGGCTTTGGTACAACGTGACGAATGGCCTTACCGCAACTCTGGACATCAGCAGCACCGCACCGACCGCACCGACCGGATACGTGGCCGGCGATTACAAAGCACCATTGCCTGGCGCCTGTCGCACGGATAACACCGGCAATACGTATCTGCTTCAGACGATCACGCGAAACCGTAGCTCGCAGTATGTTGTACTCGCAGGATCGAACGTTGCCGCCCCTCCTCAGATGGCAAATGGCATTGCTGGTAGTACTACAGTTCCGACATGGGTCGCTGTTGCAGTCGCCGCGTTTGTGCCGCCTACTGCCACGAAAATTAGCATCTATGCGGGTAGTGCTGGTGGATCGGCGCAAGTCATCGCGGCGCCGAATAATCAATATGGTTCGATTACTAGCTCGACCAACCAGCCGCCTATCAGCATCAATGCACCAGCTACATCCATACCTGCAACCTGGTTGTTGGAAGGCACGAATATCTATTTTGCAGGCAGCGCATCGGGCGCAAATCTGGAATGTACAGGATGGGAAGACAACATCTAAGGGGTTTATATGAGCGGATTTGCGGTATTAAAAAACGGTCAAGGGTGGCGTGCGGTCGATTCGTTTGATAGCTGTACAACAGATGAAACGTTTAGCGAGGTGCAACCTGAAATCAAAACAGTCGATTACTCAGCGTCAAGCCGTCTTGCTCAAATTGATGCGGAAACCGTTCGCCCATTGCGTGCAGTATTTGCCGGAACTGCCACGCAGACCGACCGCGATAAATTGACTTCGCTGGAAGCCGAGGCAGTTCAATTGCGCGTTACAGTGACAACTTTTTAAAGAGGCGGCTATGTCGCCCGATCATCGACCGCCAATATCTCGTTTTGAACGCTGGGCCGCGACTGTTCCGGTGATTGTTTTATTGGCGACTATTTTATGGAATGTTGCGCAATCGTCACGGAAGCAAGACGAGATGCAAAATTCGTTATTGGAAATAAAAACATGGATGGCCAGTCGGGACGAACGTTGGTCCGCCACAAACCTCGACGTAAAGTCTTTAGGTATTGAATTGCGGGGGGATATGGAGCAAGTCAAATATCGGGTAGGCGTGCTGGAACAAGCAAACGCGCGCACTATCCCGTACCGCAAGGGGCAATGATGATCGTAAATAAATTCGAAATAACATTGGTCGATGATTGGCGCGCGGTATGCAAAAAAGGTACGGTCCTACTGAGCGCGGCGTTTGCGGCAGCATATGGTTTGCTCGCTACGGTTCTCCCGCTTATTTCCGATCATTGGCTCGAACTTTCACCGTTTATTCTGAAATTCTTTCCGACCGCCAGCGAAGCAGTCGGGCCATTCGTCGGCGCGCTGATTACGATCATCGTGCGCCTGATGAAAATCCAGCGGAGAGAAATTTAATGGCGCGTATCCAAATTGTTGACGGCGTGAACCGATGTGCCTTTCTGGACATGTTGGCCTTTTCCGAAGGGACGAGCACCTCGCCGGCCACGCGTGACGATGGCTATGATGTGATCGTAACCGGTGCCGACGGCGTGCCGGAAATCTTTACCGACTACAGCGATCACCCCTTTGCCAATGGCCGACCATCTAAAGTCATCAATAGCCGCGGCCTGACCTCGAACGCATCGGGCCGGTATCAAGAAATGCTACGCGATTGGCCGCACTATCGCGATATGCTGAAATTACCAGACTTCGGCCCGGTGTCCCAGGATCGTGTGGCGATCCAATTAATTCGGGAGCGCAAGGCGTTGCCGATGATCGACATTGGTGATATCGCAGGCGCGATCGCAGCATGTCGCAATATCTGGGCGTCACTGCCTGGCGCCGGGTATCCCGGCCAACACGAGAATCAACTTTCGGCATTGATCGCCGCCTATCAACGTTTTGGAGGTACCGTAAAATGATGACGATAATCGGCGGCATTTGGCCGTACCTAGTGGGTCTGGCCGGATTGGCCGCTGGCATCTTTATGACGATGTTCAGCAATCAAAAAGTAAAGACCGCCGAAGCGACGACCGAACAGCATAAAGCCATCGCGGCGCAAGCGTTGTCGGACTTGGCCAACGTATCGGCAGATCAAAAGGCGACCGACGAGGCGGAACAGGCCCGCCAAGCTGCCATTGCTAAAAAAGCGATACAAGACGCCGCCATTGCCTCGCAACCGCCTGGCGCGGCTTTTACGGAGCTTCAAAATGATCCGAATTTTTCTCGCTAGTTGCGTCGCGTTCTTGTTGGCTGGCTGTGCGGTACAACCACCGGCAGTCGCGCCTGACCCGGTAGTCACGTATAAAACGCGCGTCATTGATACGGCTTGCGATTGGGCCAGCGTCATTACCGTGACAAAAGACACGTTGACGGAGCAAAAGTCCGCAGCCATTCTCGCGGTGATTGCGGCCTCTGCGCAACAGAAAACATTGACGTCCAAACAAATTCTTGTCAGCGCCATCGCCCAGACGCAACAGGATTGGCTAACCGACCCTACCGCTAAAATGATTCAGTCGCACGACGCCGCATGGTTGGCCAAGTGCAAGACTAATAAGTAGCGGCAAAGGTGTCATAGGCTTTCTGCATCGCCGAGGTCATGTCCCGCCCGAAAGCCCGCTGCGTTTCGTATACGCGCGCGATTTCAAAGGCTTGCGCGGCGGTCACGTGTACAGGCAGTGCGACCGTTTGCGGTACCGCCGGGGCGGCTACGACTTCAGAATCCCGCACGCGTTTGGTCACTCCCGTCCCTTTCAGATTTTTACATTTCGGCGGTTCCTGGTCGCCTACGTCCCACTGCAGTTTACAAACGCCGCACATCATTTGATCCGAAGTTTGATACGCTTGGCATGCCATGGTTACATCTCCCGTAGTTGCGATTGGACGAGGGCTTGTTTAAATTGCAGCTCTCCTACTTCTTTGTTCAATTCCGAAATCTGGTTACCGAAATACGTACGGTAATATTCCGGCCGGTCACTTTGCGATGCCCATGAAAGACCGCACATCGCACGTTTATGCTCGGCTCGCAAAGCGTCGATCATGCCGCCGAGATTGGCCAGACGGGCCGTGAGAATCTTGCGCATTACCCAACGGGTCAAACGCGTATGATAGAACGTGACGTTTATCATTTCGGCCCCTTGTGATCGCGATACCATTTTGCCCGGTTAATGGTCGACTCGGACACGCCGGTAAGTTTGGCAGCACGGTACGCCGTCATACCCCCCAGCACGAGGACGCGGGCTTTATCCTCGGCATCGGAGGGTGCCCGCGCGGGTTGCGTAGCCTGGCGCGCAACGTACCATTTCGCACGTGTGATCGCCGACACGGTAAGACCGGTATCCTTGGCCGCTCGGTACGCCGTGGCCCCCGCTTCGACCAGACGACGGGCTTCGATGCCGGCGGCTGATGGTTTAGCGGCCATTATTTTTCACTTTCTTGCGCACGTTCGAATTTCTCCGCGCCGCTAAGAGGACGCAACGAATAGACCGCTTTCGTAACATCCGATTCGAGGGTGTCGATATCGGTGACAACTCGGAAAACGCGGCCCCCGCCGCTGCGCAATTCCAGCATTGAGCCCACCGGATATGCGTCAACCGGCAGCACCAATGCGCGCCGACTATTCATTACGATCGGCTTGTGTTGATTGCTTGGGAGTGGAATGACGTTCGTTTTCATTTTTCTGTAATCTCCGTGAGAACAAAAACAATTTCAGTTAAAAAATTTTTATATTTAAAGATGATATTCCCGCCGCAAAATTCTGCACCCCGAAGCGCCAGCGGTGCCGGAAATTCATTAGTCGACACGACACGGTCGATACAGTCGCAGGCCAACTCCAAGGACGCAACGTACTCGGAATAGCCGACCCCTTTTATTATCCATGAGACCCGGAAATTGCTCATAGGGATCGAATGATCCCAAGCAATGCTTCTTTTTCAGATAACCACGCCGCCGACCACGCCGCCGACTCCGCCGACTCCGCCGCTGACCGCGCCGACCACGCCGCCGACCACGCCGACTCCGCCGCCGACCACGCCGACTCCGCCGCTGACCGCGCCGACCACGCCGCCGACCACGCCGACTCCGCCGACTCCGCCGCCGACCACGCCGACTCCGCCGCTGACCGCGCCGCCGACTCCGCCGCCGACTCCGTGTCAAACCCAATAAGCTGTTGTTCGCAATACGAAATGACACCCTGAATGGCTGTGACGCATTGTTTCGCGTAGGGTTCGTCGTTCAATACCAACGGTTCCAGCAATTTTTTGTTACGCCAGATCGCCAGCATCCAGCGGACCGGCTCAAGATCGACGCCGGGTTTAATCGCTTCGAGTAAGTCAGTGCCAAATTGCGCCGCTTCGGCTTTAGGGACGCCCTCGAAAATAACGTCGGCCAATTGGGCAAGCCAAACAGGAACACCGAGTTCCGTCGGAAAGGCCGCATGATCGTATTTGTTTAATGTACAGCCCACGAAACAACCTCGGCCATTATCGAAGCCGGTACCTTGGATAACTTCATCCATCTCGCGGTGCAGTTGAAAGCGTTCAACGTACAGTTTCTTAACGGCAGGGTCGTTGTGGTAGGCCAGCATTTTTAGTTCTCCTATTTTATTCACGGGTTACTCCAAGTTTTGCCATCAAGGCAAGGTTTTCTACAGTTAAATCCTCTTCGGCGCATTGCATCAAAAAGAAACCGCCCGTCGTGTAGCTGCCGCGCTGGAACAGGTACCGGTTATTAACGCTATCGAAACCGCCATACACATATCCCGATGGCGCCACGGCACGGCAAATATCTTTATGATTCGGGATCGGTTTCATTTTGAAATTCCGTTTTCTTTCCAATGGCGTTCCGCCACTTCCAACAAACGTAACAACGCTGCCGCTTTACCCATGCTTTTCGATGCTTGGGCGCCATTCGGATACATGCAGACGGGGTACGCTATTTTGAAATGAGTTTCGGTTTCCTCGAATTTGGCGCACATACAATGCGTTTCCAATTTTTCTTTCGCATCCGTGACGGCTTGAATATTTTCTTTAAGGTTCATTACGTAGTCCTGCGCTTTGTCAATGAATAGAGATTAGTCGTTTAATTCGACCATTGCAAGCATTATTTTCTATATCTCGGACCGCGCCAGCCGCCCATTGCGCGAATAGGCCATCCGGCCGCCCACGCGGGCATGTCGGCCATAATTTTCTCGAACTCCTCAATCGATCCCCAGAGTTTAAGAATTTCGGCAACGATTTCGTCGTAAACGTGCAATACCACCCGATATCCAGCACGTTCTAAACTGATGATGGCGTAGCGCAGAATATCGCGCGCCACGGCCTGGACGATATTCTCCGTCAACCGGCCGCCCCATGTGTCCTTGCGAATCCAGCCAGTCGGTCCGTTTTTGGGATTGGTGTTCCACCCCTCATAACTGATAGCCAGGCCGCCGCGATCGCTGGGGCGCAACCGTGGCCGGTGGTACGTGAGCGTTCGGCCCGATAATAGGCGTAAATGAAGCGCGTCACCACGGTAGAGAAATTTGAAGCCGCGGAACTCGTACTCCACGCCGAGGTTTAGAACTGCCGAAATAAACATGCCCTCGACGCCATACATTTCTGGGTAACGCCGGCCGCCCATCCCGCGCCGTTCTTGACCGCCCCAAAATTCCACGATGGCCGGCGATGCTGCACGCCAGGCGAGAATCGCGTCTTTCATTTCCTGGTCGGTCATAAATTCATCGGCCCCAAAAGCTTTCCATGCGCCAATCCAGCCCCCGTAACCTGAAGCCAATTCGGAAATTTTTCCGACCTTTTTTCTCATGATATGGTGCGTGCCGGTAGGGGCGGCTGGCGGTCGGGCGTACCAATCCGGCGCAGCCAATTCGGCGTCGGTGTACCCCGCCGCTTTCATAAAGTCCGAAAAGGGAATTCCCGTAACGGCCGCCGCGCCCGCTTCGTAAATTTTACCGTGCGTCCGGAACACATCGCGGCGCCATTGTTCGCCAGCCACTTCTGCCAGCACCACGGCCTCAATGGAAGCGTAATCCGAACACATCAGGTCGTACCCCTCGGCGGCCACAAATAGGCCGCGCAGCACGCCGGATATCGCCCCCATGGCATCGCCGAAATAATACTCGACCATATCGAGCGAGCGCGACGAGATGACCGTCAGGGCGTCGGCGGCCGCGCGCCAACTCCATTCCTCTGTTTTTTGAACCGGCGATAGGGGTTTGGCGCACCACGGGCAAATCATGTGCTGTTTTCCGAAATAATGCCCGCAGCCGCATTTGAGAACCGCCGGTCCGCTGTTCGGTAAATTGGTCGGCTGCGGGCCGTTGCCGGTCACCCGCCCGGTATGCGCCGCGTGGTAGGAAAATAGGTCATGCAGCCGCCCGGCACGCGTCGCCTGCAAGCGCATTGCGTAGACTTTCTTGACGGCGGCCGATCCGATGGCTTGGCGGATTTCCAGCGCGCGCCGCGCCCATGCTGGCAGATCGGTACGTGACAGTGCAGCGTCGATATTCTCTTCGTCCAGCGAGACGAAATGCAAACCGTATTTAGAAAACCATGCCTGCAGCTTGGCCAATTCGGAAGCACGCATTACGTCGCCGCCCGTCAATGTGGCCAATTCGGCGTTATACCGTGCATGCGCCTGGTCGATAATGGCGATGCAGTTTTCCACCCCGTCGATATCGATTTGCACGCCGCGATGGTTGATATCCATATCAGCTTGCCAGAATTCCAACTCTTCGCCGGTCAGATCCGGAATGCGGCTGGATGCCTCCGCCTCGGCTACGATGTCGCGCTCGTTGTATCCGTAAAACAACGGGCCGTCGACGGGATCCTCGTGCGGGTATAGGCGCTTGGCTTTATTTTTTGCGGTGGGTTGGCGGGGAACCGAGAATTTTTTAAGAAGCCGATCGCCGTCTTTCAATTTCTGATTTTCGAGTTGTAACACCTCGCCGGTCTTTTCCAGTTTGCCAGGCAAGCCGAACGCGCGCGCTTTGGCCATCGCGCATCGCATCTGCGACATGGGAAGTGGCGGCCAGCCCAGTTTAGGCATGCAGACTTTTTCCCATATCCACGTTTCAAACCCTTTATTCCACGCTTCAATCAAACCGCCGTTGCGTATGTGCATAAAGAGGTCGAGGGGCGGCAGCATGCCGGCCCGCCAATGTTGCCGGCCGCGCCCGTCTTTCAGATCGTAATAAAGGGATAATATTTCCGTCGATGGATGCTCGGCATAGACAGCCGCGCCGACAATGGTCAAACCTTTTTTATTGCCGCTTGCGCCAGGTAACGCAACCCACTTTTGCAAACCCTCGTTCCAATCGTAACCGGCCTCGCTATATGTTTCAAAATCCATATCGGCGAGCACGGTTGCGTGGCCGAGGCCAGCAATCAGTTTGGTACCGGCGGGAAGGTGTTCGAGGCGTGGCGGAGGTGGTGGGGCAAGCGTCATACGTCGTTATAGTCCGGTGGATTTTGTTCTTGTAATTCAGCTACGCGAGCTTCGATCAATTTTTCAGCTTTCCATATTTCCCGTAACGCGACTTTAATTTGCGGGTCTTTACGTAACTCCGGGAATTCACGCTCGATACAGCCGGAAATTGTGTAGTATTTTTCGCGAAAATAAGACCACGTGTGTAAAGGATTTTTCATTGCCGGCGATCCCGCCAACCGATCAAATCGCCGAACTCGCAACCAATAACGCCGAAAGTACCTTTTGTCGCATTCCACGCAACATAACAGTCCCGTTCATGGCTCGTGCGCATGCGCCCGATAAATCCAAACCAATGTTTATTTGGCAAGTCGGCCAAAGGTTTGAGCCCTTGCGCGCGTAATTGCATATCGCTGGTGTAAGTCATTTTGTTCCTCTCGTTTTGATGGTCTGATTCGTTACTCGCTGCACGGCACGGGCCTCACCCAGCTAACTACCGAATCCGCTTTTACAAATCAGACCATCAAAACGCCCCGGCGAACCGAGGCGAAATTACCGATTAATATGGCAGCATATACCCGTGTTGAATGAGCAATGCGTCGGTCCAGCCAGCACCGGTCAACGATTCATAGGTCTGACCGACGGGAGCTGTGGCCGTCAATGCCTTGGCGCTTGCCATCGGAGGGGGCGGAGGCGGTGCGCCCGCGCCGAGAATAGCTGGGTTAGGGGTAACGGCAAGCGCAGTCGGTGCAGGGGGTGGTGGCGGAGGCGCAGAACCAGCGGGCGGCAAAGGGGCCGGTGCCACGCGTGCGCGCAAATCGGCTTCCGTCAATACTTCTTGTCCCATGTAGAAATGACCCGGTGCCGACGGATGCACGATCCATCCGGCAGGGGGCCACGCTACGGCGGCGGGTGCTGGTGGCGCGACGTTAGGGATCAAAGGCGGCGGAGGCGGTGCGCCCGGTGGTGCTGGTGGCGGAGCAATGTTAGGCATTTGACCGACTGGCGCAGCGGAAGCGCCAGCAGGCAAGGTAACACCCTGACCGAAGCCGGCAGCGCTCACATCTGGGCCGATGGAAATTTCGGGACCATAACCGGCCAAAGCAACCATGCGATGATTAAAATACAGGCCAGGTGAATCAGTAGATTCGTTGTCGTCGACATCGCCAAAGACTTGAACGAAATAGCCGGGTTTGACTGCGTCTTTTTCCATGATCCGCGCGCTGCCGTCGGCGTTCCAAACTTGCGGAGCTTGACCGCCCGAAAACCAGACGATCCAGTGGCCTTTGTAGCCTTCGCCGTCGCACGGTTTTTTGTTGCTCTTGTTCGGGATTGTGCTGTCGCCGTCCGTAATTTTCCACGAGAAGTCCGGGCGTTGCGCCGCTGCCGGTTGAACTTGGTGACCGTAGGCCCAAATAGGCGCAAAGAAAGGATGTTGCGACCAGTGAGTCTGTCCTGCGATTTTGGCGACGGCAACGCCGAATGACCATTCGCTGCGCGGCTGGCCCTTGCTCGCTCCCGATTTGAATAAGAGCGGTTCCCCTTTCTGGTTCGTCGTCCTCGGATTGTACAGCGAGCCGCCGATCAAACGAGCCGGCGGCGTTGTAATTTTAAGTTTGGTAGATGCCATGTGTTGATACTCCAAAGTGTTGTTTGTAAAGAATGCCTACTGAGAATAATGCTAATTGACGCTCCCGTCAATATCTATTTTCCGAACGCCTTACGCGCCGTCGATCCGTCATCGAGCGTAAGCGTCAAGCCGCGTTTGCGCATCGTGTAGCCCGCAACCGCTGCCGCGTCCAAACCGGCTTTTACGGCTTGTATCGGCGTGATAAGTGCATCCTTTTTAACGTTGACGCCGAACAGGCTGCCGAGGGCGATTACTTCCGCAACCGGCTTTGACCATTCCTGGCGCCCTTCCGTCGATTGCATCATAAAGTGCGGGATCATCTCGCCGCGCGTCATGTGAATTTCGGCCTGTTTTTCCAAACCGGTCCTACGCGCTTTAATGAGCAATTCCGCTTCCATTAGCATCTTGAGTTCCAGCCCAATGGCGTGCGGTGACATATCAAGCGGTACCGATTTCGTCGCCATATCCATGATGCTAAAACCGGTACGCTGCGATGCCTCGCAAGCGTGACGGCCACGGCAATCAAGGCACTCCGCATTGACGGTACAAATCGGATTGGGTGACAGCGCAGCATTAGCGGCAGCCTGCAAAATATTGAAATAACCGCGCAGTGCCGCCGCTGTCGTTTTCCATAACCGAATCGGGCCGTCGCGATGGTACGAACGCGGCTGCACGATATAGAAATGCACTTCCAAAGTCTGGTCCGTTGCGCCATTGATTCCCAGCTCGTCGAGCACGCCGCAAACATAATCGATTAATTGGTAATTTTCGAATACGTCGACGTAACGATGGCCGAATTTATAATCGATCATCGTCAGGATGTGGTTTTGCTCATGGTAAATCCACGCATCGGGCGTACCCCAGTTTTGCGCGTGAACGTAAGGGATCATTACGGGGCGTTCCAGAACAGCCGTCCCGCCAAAGCACATCACGAGGCGCAAGTGATCGGAATAAACCTCGCCGCAGTCGATCATTTCTTGCGTGACGGCGACGCCGTTTGGTGCGACAAGCCCCTCGCAAACGATACGATTATGGAACAATTCGAACGCAACCCAGTGGGCCGCCGTGCCATTGGCGGCGTCTACGCTGTCTTCCATCTCAGGATAGAGCGCTTCCAATGGCACGGAGCCGGCACACCTTACCCAGCGCGGCGCGGACGACGGAGCTAGTACGGCATGCAGGCCGCTCATTCCGTGTAGCCGAGAGCTTTGGCGACGGCTGGGATCCGGTCAGGGAACGTAACCAGCAACGGAAACGACAGAAGGCCCTGCGCTTCGAGTACCTCTTTGAGTCGTTCCGTCGTCAACGTACCGGCCGACATATCCGTCGTAATGCGTTGGCAAAGAAGCGGCCAGGTCATTTCAGGTGCGGGCGGTGTCGCACTTGCCGTAACACCATCCCCCGGCGTCACCGCAGTAGGGGCAATACTCATAGCAGGCGGAGGTGGTGGCGGGGGGATAACAGCGACCGCCGGCGCTGCGGGTGCGCCAGCCATTACCGCGCGCATCTCGGCAGTAACGCGGGCGACCACATCGGCCTCAACGCCCCGTTTCATTTTCCAGCGACCGTCGGCGGTTTGCGTGCGCGTGCTGGCGTGAATTGTTGCATTCCACGGCAAACCGTCTTTATCGAGCAACGTGCCTGCGGGTGCAACATTCGGTGGTGGGGGTGGCGGGATAACGGTCGGCTGTGTCGAAATACCCGTCGGGGCCGCGGGGACATTCGTAGGCGTGCCGGCAGCCGCAATAGAGAGCGCACCGGCTGGGGCGTTTCCCGCTTGGCCGAACACACTGGCAGCGGACGGCGTATCGTCCGTTTTACCGAACACTTCCGAAGCTTCGGGCATGCCGGTTTCGGGGTTGTCGTCCGGATGGATGACCGCGGCGCTCGGCTTGCCGTCGGCTGGGCCGGTTGTTTTACCGGTAACGCCTTTCCACTCATGAACGGATTTAACGTTCGTGTGGCCGGTCAGCGTCACATCTCCGTTTATCGTAATTTCACCCGTGCCGGTCAGTTGCCGTGCGAGCGCAACCAGTTCCGCCAGCGTGTCAGCTTCGATTCGAATAGTCATAAAATCTTTCTTGTAAGAGTTGTAGAATCTGGATATTAAATGTATATTGACGGGACTGTCAATAAGGATTTTTAAATGATTCCCACGCTTCGCCCGTTCCAATATAAAGCGCATTTAGAGATAAATCAGGCATGGGCCGAGGGTTGCATTGATGTCGGGCTTAATTCGGCCACGGGTACCGGCAAAACGGTGACCGCTGCATACGAGATGCGCAACAACGTCGGCGGCTCCGCTGCCATCGCACACCGTCAGGAATTGGTGACGCAACTATCGGTTGCCCTCGCCGCCAATGAGGTAAGGCATCGTATCATCGGCGCCGATTCCATCAAACGCAATATTGTATCTTTACATATGGCTGATGGCGGCCGGAATCAGTATGACGCGAACGCCCGTACCGCCGTGGCCGGCGTGCGCACCCTGCTCAATCTTAACCCCCTCGACCCCATTTTTACGCAATCGACCAAATCCATTTGGGACGAGGGGCATCACGTCCTACGCGAGAACGAGTGGGGCCGCGCCCGCGTTATGTTTAGCCACAAGGACCATAAAGCCCTGCACGTGTCGGCCACATGGGTGCGCGCCGACGGGCAAGGCCACGGGCGCCACGCTGATGGGTTTATCGATCGGCTGATTAACGCACCATCGATGCGCGACCAAATCAATTGCGGTTATCTGACGCCTTACAAAATTATTACCCTGCAGACGAGTGACCTTGACCTGACCAGCGTCAAGCGTAGCGCCGACGGAGATTTTAATAAACACCAATTGTCCGAAGCGGTCCACAAGTCAAACCGGCTTGTTGGCGATGTGGTCGAGCATTACTTAGAGCGCGCGCCGGGTAAGCTGGGCGTAACATTCGCCGTTGACGTGGCCGCCGCCATTGAGATTGCCGCTGCGTTCCGTGCGCGAGGCGTGCCGGCCGAGGTGGTCAGCGCCAAAACGCTAGATCATTTACGCATGGATATCCTGCGGCGCTTCAAACGCCGCGAAATCCTGCAGCTCGTCAACGTCGATCTGTTCGGCGAGGGGTTTGATCTGCCGGCCATTGAGGTTGTATCGTTCGCCAGGCCGACCGACTCGTGGGCGCTTTATTGTCAGCAATTTGGCCGCGCGCTCCGTCTGATGATCGATCCTGTCTTTGCGGCAAACTGGGGGAGTTACACCGACGCCGAACGCATCTATTACATCTCAATTAGCGTCAAGCCGTACGCGATTATCCTTGACCACGTGGGTAACGTCCTGCGCCATTTCGGGCCGCCGGATATCCGCGCCACGTTCGATCTGGATCGTCGCGAGCGCCGGGGATCGGCAACCGGCAGCGACGCCATCCCGTACCGCGTATGCGCCAATCCGAACGACCCGGCAACCGGCCTGCCGTGCGCGCAGCCATACGAACGGTTTTATAAATGTTGCCCGTATTGCGGCTATTATCCGGAGCCTCTCTTACGTAGCGGCCCGCAATACGTCGACGGCAAGTTATACGAGCTGGACGAGGCGACGATTAAAGCGCTTTGGGGTAACGTGCTCAATCTGGAAGCGCCGGCGCCGATACCTGGCGGAATGTCGGGCATCATTCAGGCATCGATCCGCAATAAGCACGGTGAACGCGTCGAGGCGCAACGAAAATTACGCACGGCTATGTCGTGGTGGTCCGGGTTGCAGGATGCGCTCGGCTGGCCGGGCGAGGAAGAGAAACAAAGCCGATTTTATTTGATGTTCGGAATCGATGTCCTGACGGCCCAATCGCTTAACCGTGTCGATAGCGAAAAATTGCATCTAAAAATCTATAACGTGCTGCAAAAATACAACATTGACGGCCTCGTCAATATGGCTTAAAGTGGCTGAAATTTAGGAGAATAAGAAATGTTCAACATCCCCCGTTACCTGGCGTCGCATCCGAAGCGCTGGGCCAAAAAGATTAAAGAATGGGCTAAACAAGTAGAAGACCGTCAGAGAATGCAAGACCGGCTAAAAAACCCTCAGTCTTTTGTACAATGGGTTCATTTTCCATCAGAACATCCGAACTGTCGTTGCTCAGTTGTAATTCCAAAAATCAAAAGACTGACGTATGAAACCGGCGATTTCGTAACGGTTTATGATCGGTACCGCTTCGCTATCCCTTTGCAAGCTGTTGTAAAGATGCGCAGCTCGTCAAACGACGGCATAGAAGTCGTTCTCGAAAACAGCAACAACCCAAACTATCCGACGGGTTCGGCAATTTGGGTTCACGCGCATCAATTAGAAAGACGTGAGGTTAAGCAATGATTCGCCCCGAAAATATGGTAAAAATACAAGTAGAACCCGCTGCGACACCGCAAGAACGCCTATTTGCCATCCGTCGCAGTCTCGACGAATTGGTGCAAAATTTTTGGGACGCCGGTATCGTCGTCACGGTTGAACTTATGCCGCAACAGCCGCTTGCGATGGGTAATTACAAACCTGTTGTTTCATTGCGGCCGGTGCGTAAACAATGAACCTGTATGTCTGGGCTGCGCGTTGGAAAATACCGCTCGAAGCCGTGGCCGATCTGCAAAATCTTATCGGCCTGGATGGTACGCCCGGCAACGATAGCCACGTGGGTAAATCCGAAGCGTTCGCGCAGTCGCAGGTTGTTCTCGAAGCGGCACGCAAGGGTATTCGACTGTGGCGTAATAATGTCGGCGTGTTGGAAGATAGCCGCGGCGTTCCGGTGCATTTCGGGCTGGCCAATGACGCTAAAGGTACCAATAAATTAATCAAATCAAGCGACTTAATCGGCGTGCGACCCGTGCTCATTACGCCCGAATTGCTCGGCTGTACGATCGGTCAGTTCGTGGGCCGCGAGATTAAAAAACCCGGCTGGAAATATACTGGCGAGGACCGGGAAGAGAAACAGCTTAATTTTGCCGGCTTGGTGTGCAGCTTGGGCGGTGACGCGGCATTTGCTACTGGGGAGGGGACGCTATGAAGACGTTCGAAGAGTTTTATCGAGCCGGTGAATTCGAAAAGCTCGCGAACCGTTCGATAGGGACGACGTTCACGCGTAAAGCGGCTGCACGGGAAATGCGTGAGGTTATGATCAAAAACTTAAATCTCAGCGGTGTTCCAAACACGATGCATACTTTAAGATTGATCGGTTTGAATATGACTATCGCGGGTTCGGGACTGTGAATGTGCTTATCGGAGGTGAAACCTCGGGCCGGGTTCGTGACGCCTTTCGGCGCCGCGGGCATAACGCGGTATCTTGCGATTTGTTGCCGACGGATGTTCCGGGGCCGCATCATCAGTGCGACATGTTCGAGCTTTTAGGCGGCCCGTGGGACTTGGCGGTTTTTCACCCGTCCTGTACGTTCCTTAGCGTGAGCGGCATGCACTGGAATAAAAACCCGTCTTCCGTTCGATTCGGCGGTTTGCAGACCGAAAAAGCGCTCGACGACGTGCGGCGGCTTCTCGATTGCAAAATTCCCCGTTTCTGTTTAGAAAATCCGATCGGAATTATCAGTACGCGCATACGTCCGGCCTCGCAATATATCCAGCCGTACGATTTCGGCGAAGACGCATCAAAAAAAAACAGGTTTTTGGCTTAACAATTTACCGCCTCTTACACCTACGAAGCGCGTTCCGGGCCGCATGGTACTACATAAGGGTAAACTGGTTGAACGCTGGTCGAATCAGACTGATAGCGGTCAAAATAAACTCGGTCCCAGCGAGGACCGTTGGAAATTACGTAGCGAAACATACCTCGGAATTGCCGAGGCGATGGCTGAACAATGGGGGATTTTATGAGTGACGCAGCAGACGATGCCGCCCAGCGCGAGGAATTGGAACGCACGATTGCAGTTGCGGCAGCGCGTCAAGTGCCGCCCGATGCGCAACCAGTTCTTGACTGCATAGAATGCAGCAACATGACGCAGGCCGAAGCAAAAGTAAAATGCGAGTTTTTCGCCAATTGCGTATCCGATTGGACACGCCTTACACGTATGACAAAAATAAAAGGGAAACCCGATGGCTTGGTTTAAGAGCATGACCCCGTACCGATTCAATGGCGCCGCACTGGTGATATCTGACGAAGCGGCAAAGCAATACGCGTTCGCCCCTTGTGGCGCATTAGAAATTGAGTCGCGCGGCTGGATCGAACCGGTCGAGGACATGGGCCTGATTTACGCGGTAAATGGCCAGCAGTTTATGCGCCTGGCGATCGAACGCAAGAATCTACCAAAGCAAGTAATCGACGCACAAGTTAAATTGCGCTGCAAGGAACTGGAAAAGTTGCAGGGCTTCGTGCCGGGCCGCAAACAGACCCGCGAATTACGCGAGAACGTTATCGACGAATTGCTTCCGCGCGCCTTTGCGACACGCTCGTCGGTTGACATCTGGATTGATCCCGCAAACGGCTGGCTTGTGGTCGGTACCGCCAGTAGTACGGCAGCCGAAGCAGCCTTGACGCACCTCATTCGTTCGTTCGATAAATTCCCCGTCGAAACGCTTCGTACCAACATGTCACCCGGCGCCGCAATGACCATGTGGCTGCAGCAGGACGAAACGCCGGCCGAGTTCCGCGCCGATCAAGATACCGAACTGCGATCCAGCGGCGAAGGAAACGCGACGGTGCGTTACGTGCATCACACGCTTGAAGCCGATGACATGAATCGTCACATTGCCGCCGGCAAGCAATGTACGCGCCTGGCCCTGACCTGGCAGGATAAGATATCGTTTGTTCTGACCGATACTTGGCGGCTTAAAAGCATCGCTCCGTTGGATGTGCTGAAAGAGACTGAGGACGATCAAACCCTTGCGGGTGAGCTGATGCTGATGACGGGCGAATTTAACCGGTTGTTGCGTGACCTGGTTGATGCGCTGGGCGGCGAGATGGAAAGTGACGAAACGTGAGGCCGGTGTCTTACGGTTCGGTCTGTTCTGGAATCGAGGCGGCAACGGCAGCGTGGGAGGAATTCGGCTGGGAAGCCAAATGGTTTGCTGAAATAGAAGCGGCCCCGTCTTCCGTGTTGCGACACCACTATCCTAAAGTCCCTAATCTCGGCGACATGACGAAGTTGGCTGCGATGGTGCGCTTGGGACTTATTCCCGCGCCCGATGTGTTGGTCGGCGGTACCCCTTGCCAAGCGTTTAGCGTTGCCGGTCTGCGTGGCGGCATGGCTGACCTTCGCGGGCAATTAACCCTTTCATTTGTGGATTTAGCCAATGCTATCGACGAACAACGTCCTGATGACGAATGCGTTATCTACTGGGAAAATGTCCCCGGTGTCCTCTCAGACAAAAAAAATGCATTTGGATGTTATCTCGCCGCCCTTGCCGGCAGCGACGACGAACTCATACCCGAACCTCGACCCGCTGCCGGTAAAAATAGCGCGCATTGGCGGTGGTCGAAAAAGTCGGGAAACCATTCACTCAGTTGGCCGAACGTTGGTTGTGTGTATGGACCCCGCCGCACAATCTCATGGCGCGTCTTCGATGCCCAATATTTCGGAGTGGCCCAACGACGCCGACGTGTGTTCCTTGTGGCAAGTTCTCGAGCAGGGTTCAATCCCGAAAAATTACTTTTTGAGTTCGACGGCGTGCGCAGGGATTCTCCGCCGCGCCGAGAAACGGGGCAAAGTTCTACCCACGAGACTGCGCCTTGCCTTACAAGCAGTGGCCGGGGTGTCGCCAGAACCGGCGACACCCGCGGACAAGATCCAGTAGTTGCGGTTTGCCCGACCTTACGCGCCGGCGGAAATGAGACTGGCGGCGATCGGCCCCCAGGTACCGACGTGGATACCTGCGATAGCCTGATTCTAGTGATGGCACACGGTCAGGCTGGTGCGGACGTAAGCGTCGGGCTACGGTCGACGCTTACGTGCAATCACGAGGCGCCCATCGCGTTCTATTCGGAAGCGCATCAAGACCTTATGCCGACGATGCTCAACGGCGCTAACGGCCCCGCCGGTCACAATGCTCGTTCCGGTCATACGAAAGATTCCTATATCGTCCCCGTGTGCGTCACCGGAACAGTGACGCATACGCTTCGCGCCGACGGATTTGATGCAAGCGAAGACGGTACCGGACGGGGAACCCCTATCGTGGTCCACGGCACGCAAGACCCCTGCGTAAGCGAACACCTGGCGTTTGCGTTAGGGCGCAACAATGGCGGCGAGAATGCGGTGCTGTCCGTTGCGTCGAGTGGTGGTGACAAGGCGCGCGTACTTGCTCCGCTCTCTGAGGCATCCCGTTTGGTTGCGGGATGCCTCACAAGTAATTACGGGAAACAACTAGATAACAGCGATACATCTCTCGGCCCGAATGTCGCCATAAATGGAATGCGGGTCCGCCGCTTAATGCCGATCGAATGCGAACGCTTGTAAGCGTTTCCCGACAATTACACGCAGGTACCGCACAATGGCAAGCCAATGAAAGACGGCCCGCGTTACAAAGTTTTAGGCAATAGTATGTGCGTGCGCAATATGCGATGGCTAGCTAATAGACTGATTATTACGCATCCTGAATTATTCATTGACCGGTCCGTCAATTAAAGATTAAACTAGCCGTAGATCACTCAAAGAAAAGTATAAAATGCCACGCCTCAAATTAAAACCGACTGACCGCAAGCAACAAATCCTTACCGCTGCAATTTCCTTGGCGGTAAAGGACGGGTATCAGAAAGTGACGCGTGAGGCGATAGCGGAAGCGGCATTGTGCTCGCCGGGGCTTGTGTCGAATTATTTTAATACGATGACGCAGTGCCGCCGGGCCATTATGCGCGCGGCCATCAAAGACCGTAATTTGACCATCATTGCGCAGGGGGTTGTCGCCAAAGATAAAGACGCCCTTAAAGCGCCGACTGAGTTGCAAGAAGCCGCCCTCAAATCTCTGACTGCATAGCCACATGCAACGACTACCCGACGCTTTGGCGCCGCTCGCGGCGTACCGGCAATTTATCGTCTACAAATTATCGCCCGACCCGCACAAGCCGGGGAAACTCAAAAAACAGCCCGCCGATTGGCGTACCGGTATCGTCGCACGCGGAACCGAGTTTTTAACTGACGCCCAAACGGCCATTTCGGCTGTAGCGTCCCTCGGGTCCGAGTACGGCGTGGGGTTCGAGTTCCAAGCCAGCGACCCGTTCTGGTTTCTGGATATCGACGGCTGTCTTTTGCCGGATGGTTCTCGCTGGTCCCCACTCGCCGAACAATTGGTGCAGGCTTTTTCCGATGCGGCCATCGAAGTGTCGACTTCCGGTAAAGGGCTGCACATCATCGGATCGGGCCGCGCCCCGCACCACGCCTGCCGCAACAAGGCGTACGGCTTGGAGTTCTATACCGAAAAGCGCTTCGTTGCGTTAACCGGTACGCACGCGGTCGGATCCGTTTCGTCCGATTACACCGCGTCATTGCCTAGCCTGGTGCATCAATTCTTTCAGCCTTTGTCTGACAGCGCCGATCTATCCGCTGACTGGTCTGACGGACCTTGTGACGAGTGGAAAGGAAGTTTGGACGACGAGGAATTGTTACAGAGAATGCTGCGTTCGACCAGTGGCGCGCATGCTTTTAGCGGCAAGGCATCTTTCCGCGATTTGTTCGAATGCAACATCGATGCGCTGGTTAAGACCTACCCGCCGGACAGCGCCACGAGCGCGACACCCTACAACGCATCCAGCGCCGATCGTGCGCTCGCGCAAATGCTGGCGTTTTGGACCGGCAAGGATTGCGAGCGGATCCAGCGCATCATGCAGCGCTCGGCGCTGGTGCGCGCCAAGTGGGACCGCGATGATTATATGGAAGCGACGATATTGTCGGCCGTCGCCACTTGCACCACGGTATTGACCGATAAGGATCCCGAACCGGTCGCGGGGGCGCCGGAAATAGCGGCAAGCGCCAGCACCATGAAGGGGGAACGGGCCGCCGCGGAGATGGTCACGGGTTCCATGTATTCGGGCGTGCCGGAACAGCTCGCCTTATTCGGTGGCTGCGTATACGTGTTCGACGTAAACCGTATCCTCGTGCCGGGCGGCCTGTTGCTCAAACAGGATCAATTCCGCGTCATGTTCGGCGGCTATACGTTCGTCATGAGCAACGGCAACGACCGTACCATACGCGACGCCTACGAATGTTTTACGCAATCCCCGACCTACCGCTCCCCGCGCGCCGACAGCACTTGTTTCAAGCCGGACCGTGCGGCCGGCGAGATTATCCGCGATGCTGGCCGTACCCGCGTTAATGTGTGGTGGCCGATCGATGTGCCGCGCCAGGTCGGCGACGCCGGGCCGTTCCTGCGCCATCTCGAAAAGCTGTTGCCGAATGAGCGGGACCGGGAAATATTGCTGTCCTACATGTGCGCTTGCGTACAGCACAAGGGTGTTAAATTCCAATGGGCGCCCTTGTTGCAAGGCGTCGAGGGCAACGGCAAAACGATGCTCACGCGTTGCGTTGCCGAGGCGATCGGTAAACGGTACGTGCATTGGCCAAAGGCGTCAAAGCTGGCCAAAGAGTTTAATGCTTGGATGCTCAATAAGTTGTTTTACGGCGTCGAGGATATTTACGTACCGGGCAATAAGCGCGATGTGATCGAAGAGTTAAAACCAATGATTACCGGCGATGACCTGGAAATCGAGGGTAAAGGCGTCGACCAGATTTCAGCCGATATTTGCGGCAATTTTATGTTCAATTCGAATCATAAAGATGCGCTCGTAAAAACCCGAAAAGACCGTCGTTTTGCTATTTTCTATACGCCGCAACAATTGGAAGAGGATTTGGCGCGCGACGGCATGACCGGTGATTATTTCCCGAAGCTGTACGAGTGGTTACGTGCCGGCGGTTACGCCATCGTGTCGGAATTGCTACACACCCGCCCTATCCGTGACGAATTTAATCCGGCTACGAGTTGCATGCGCGCACCAATCACCACGTCGACGGAAGAGGCGATTAGCGAAAGTTTAGGACGTGTCGAGCAAGAAATCCTCGAAGCGGCCGAGATACATACGCCAGGCTTTGCGAACGGCTGGGTTTCATCGATCGCACTCGGCAATCTGCTGGAGAACCTTGGCAACGCGTCTCGTATCCCGCTCAATAAACGCCGGGATCTGATGGCGGGTTTGGGCTATTCCTACCATCCGGGCTTAGAGGGCGGCCGCGTCAATTCCAACATTTTGCCGGACGGCGGCAAGCCCCGTTTATATATCAAAAAAGACCACCCGCAACGCCTGCTTACCGGCGCCCATGTGATCGCTCAAGCCTATACCGAAGCGCAGAAAATAGATATTGACGCTTCCGTCAATAAGGCGGCATAATGGAACATCCTCGACATGAGGCAATGCTTACCGCCCTGCGCAAATGGGCTTTTGAAACGGAGATTATCGAACATGTTAGACCAATTATCGCACCACCCATTGACCCCATCGGACGGGGAATCGTCACATGCAGCGGGGCCGATCGGGTCGGAAACGGAGTTACTGCGGACGAGTAGTGGCCGTGTGGTCCGTACCGTACAAGAGGAACTGTCCGACGCCGTAACGTCCCTGGCCAGTTGCGTGGAATTGCTCAAAGTCATTCAGCACGGCGTCAACGCTAAAGTCATCCCCAATCTGTCGTTTCGCCTGGGCAAAGCGTCCGACATTATCATCCCCGGCACTGCGGACGATCGGAAAAAAGTCAGCCTGGAAGTTGCGCTGATAACCGTGTTGGCTATGGCGGGGTGCGAATCGTGAGCGCAGTCGACATGCCCGAATTACCAGAATGCGCGACGTTTGGTCCATTATCTGATTTATATACCGCTGACCAAATGCGCGCCTATGGTCTGAAATGCATTGCCGCAGTCTCGCCACAAGCGCCGGTAGAACCGACACCGATCGATATGATTTTGCATTGTCCTCTTTGCGGCGTTCAGCACATTGATACGGCGGATTTCGAAGACGACCCGAGCATGCTTTCAGTTAGAATTACGCGCAAGGTGTACGACGGTTGGACAAACCCGCCGCACCGGTCCCATTTGTGCAGCGCGTGCGGCAACGTCTGGCGCCCGGCCGATGTGGCTACCAATGGCGTGCGGGAAATTAAGACACGCGGTAAGGGCGATACGTGGAACCCAACCGAGGCACGTGTTCTCATTGGCGACTATCGCAAGGCTTTGGGGGCAAAACAGTTCTATTTCGTGCGGCAAAAAGGTCGAACCGAATGGGAAGAGGTCGACCAAAAACTGTACGAGAGGTTGCGCAAAGACTCGTCTTTATTCGATGCCCGCATTCTCCATTCAGCGGCAGTGGAGATTGTGGGGACAACAAAATGAGCAATCCTAAAAGCTGGCACGCCTCTCTTTGCTTTGAGAAAACCATTACCGTTCGTCGGTTGCGGGTCAAAGCCACGATGCGCAACGGTGACGGATGGATGGGGCGCATGGGCGGGGGCTGGGTGTGGAAATTCGGCATTCTAGCTGGCCGTACTGAGTGGGTTCTTGAACTCTTCGTTATGTCGGTTCGCGTAACGATTTTGCCAAAGGAAAAAGCGTGAGCCGGAATAAACGGGAAGGATGGTATGTCGGAAAACACGTTTGGCGCGTCAAGGGCAAGCATTTAAAATTCTGGATAGACGGCAGGCATCGTCATCATCGCGGGTTCTTTCCTACAACATGTAATCGTCGCGCTGCGGCCTATGCTGCAGCGCAGGGGGCTTTATGATCTGGAATTTAATAGCGAAATTGTGCGCGCGGCCGGCAGTGGCCAATTGGTTGATCCGTCGCGCCATGCGCACCCCCGATATGCATTTGCCGGGGTATATGGATCGGTTATGGCTGTTCAATCCGTACAACCGCGATACGAGGCGCGCGCGTTGGGCTTGGATCCCATTCTCTATCCGCATCCATCACATCTTACGTGCTGACAAGGGGCGAGACCATCACGATCACCCATGGAACGCGCGTACCTGTATTTTGAGCGATTGGTATGATGAAACTCGACTAGAGTGGGTGGGCTCGGATGCATCTTTGCGGCAAATTGAAGTGCGTCGCCGTCGACAAGCGGGCGATACCGCTACTATTGATTTTGGGGAGTACCACACTATTACGGCGGTTCCTCCCGGCGGCGTTTGGACGCTGTTCATTATGGGTCGATATCGCGGTAACTGGGGCTTTCTGGTCGAGGGCCAAAAAGTGCCGTATCAGGAATACGACAATGCGTAAGCCCTCCGCCTATTGTTCCGCGCGCATGCTGCAGGTATTGCAGGATATCCGTGACGAAAAGACGATCGATACCAGCCATACGGTGCAGACTATTGACGCCTTACGCTCTCGCGGTTGGATTGAGTCGGGACCGGCGTTACGTTTGACGGTTGTTGGCCATCTTTTTCTATTGGAGGTGAAATGAGCGTTTACGTCGACGATATGCGGGCCAAATACGGCCGTTACATCATGTGCCACATGCTGGCAGATACGGATGCAGAACTGCACGCGATGGCTGATTTGATAGGCGTGCATCGCCAATGGTGGCAAAGCCCTGCCGAGACATCCGGTAGCCATTACGACATCGCTCTCAGTAAACGTGCGCTTGCGGTTACACACGGGGCTGTCGAAATTACCTTGCGTCAAGCGTGCGGCATGAATGCCCGGCGCCGCGCTACTGGCGAATTGGGCTTGCCGGCCGAAGCGGAAGATTGGTTATCGAAATATCTGGCAATGCGCCGCCTAATATTAAGTAAAATGCTGTAAAGATTTCACCGTAGCACCACCCTTGCAGTACCTTTTAACTTTTTGGAGATTTACAAATGAAACTGTTTAAATTGTTTTTCCTTCCGTTCCTGGCGTTGGCAATTGTGGAAGACGCGCCAGCCGCAGACAGCGCAACCGTAACGACTGACGCCGGCACCAACGACGTTCAACAAACCGGTACCGAAGCGCTCGAAACGGCACAAGCGTCGGTTGATGCGGAGCTGGCGGGAAACGTCGACGCCGCTGCAACTGTGGACTCTACCACTGCGGCAAGTACGGAATCTACGGTTGACGCGGGAAACGTCAGCAGTACCACGTCAAGCGAACCCTTGTCCTCGGGTCAGACGGTAACTGGTACGAGCGATGTGGCAACCCCGGATTCCGTAACATCGGTTGAACCGGAAGACGTGGTGGGCGGTTTGGTGGCCAGTCTGGAAGCCGAAATCGATGCGCTGGGTACGGCACTTACCGCGGATCTGCGTGCGGTGTGGGCCGAACTGAAAGCCGCGCTGTAACCGGTCAAACGGTTGCTTCTTACCAGCCCGCTACGGCGGGTTTTTTAACGCCTGGTGTATACCGGATTGACTCGTGTGCCATCGCGATAATAATCAGCGTGGCCTGCTCACGGGAATACCCTTTAACCTGCATCAGTGTGACCGCCAGCGGCTTGCCGCATAACGTGGCGATGGTGGTGACGATATCATCCTCGACGCGCTGGCCGGCCCGTAACGCATTCATGGCGGCTTGATCCATACACACCGTCGTCTGCCAGGCCAATAAGTCGACCATGCCGGCGGTCGGATCAAAAGTGACCGTCTCGACGGCCTGAGCGTTGCAAGATAACAACGCGACTAACGCAAGTAACTTTTTCATGGTTTATCCGCCCAGTCTGGAATTGGAGATTCTCGCTCTTTTATCAATTGATCGCGATACGCATGCACTTTAGTGAGGTCGGGAGGCTTCGGCGCCCACAACACATTGACCACATCGCGCAGCATTTGCACGTGCTTAATAGGTACTCGAAACGGTCGAATCGGGATACCGCCCATCATCGGCATTTTGAACTTATGTTCCGCCAAAATCGGATACTCGGCAACACATAGGGCCACGGCTGTATCGAAAACGGTACGAATATCCTCCTCCTTGACTAATTCTTTCGTTAAAACCAAATTGCTTAAAGCCTCTTCCATCTGGGCCTGTTTGTCTTTAAAAGCGGCAATATCAGGGCCGTTATCGGCACGCGGGCGCGGTGGTCGGGACGCCGCTTGAGTGCTTCGGGCCTCCGCCAAACAGGTTGCGCACGTGCCTGACGTTGTGTAGCGGTATGATAAATGGCCGTTTCGACACGGTTTTCCGGTTTCGTAGTGCATTAAGCCGAGAATCATAGCCTCTTTGCGCGTTATGATTTGTGCCATTTTCTACCCTTTATCATAAGTTATGAAAGCCCATCGTAACACGCTAGAACGGTTTATTGCAATTCTCCGAAACTAAAAGTAGGAAGTGTGTTGTTTAAATATCATACATTACCCCTCAATTGTAAAGAAAAACGCTTAAAAACCGCATAAATTGTTCCCGTACTCCGCCCCCGAACCCCCCTTTTCAGATTGCTACTAGAGTACATCCTAATCTTTTCATAGGTTATGAATATGATGATGTAAAACATACACTCTACATTTATGATGTTCAAGGTAAATAGGAATATTTGTAAAGTAAGGGGAGTACGGGAACTATAGGGGTAAGGTATTGATTTAAAAGAATAAAAAAGTTCCCATACATACGGGGAAAGTACGGGGAGATACGGGAACTTAAAATAGGCGTTCATTTTGGGCCGTAAATAGCGCAGCGGTGGGTTTGATGCGCGACGATTAAGGCGCTTCGTGATGGTCGATGCTTGCCGGGATGCGGTCTGTCGTTTGCCGTAAGCGCCTAGCAAAAATTAGATTAGAAACTGAGGTGCGCTTTGTTGCATAATTCGCGCTATGAGCAAATCTTTCGACAACCTTAATTACAACGAACGGCATTTCGTTGCGGAGTACGTCAAGGGCATTCCCCGTAATGCGACCGAAGCATACTTGCGCGTCTATCCGACGGCCAGCCGGAAGAGTGCAGGCGTATCGTCAAGCGTGATAATGCAGCGCCCCGCCGTTATCGCCGAAATCGAAAAGCGCGAAAGAATGTTGCAGGCCGATTTGCATTTGGAAGCGGCCGAGGTCATTCGAGAGGTGGCGCTGATTGCGTCCGCCGATCCTCGCGAACTGGTCGAGCATCTTGTCGGCGCCTGCCGGCACTGCCATGGCGCCGGTTTTAAATACCAACGCAAGCCGCAGGAATACCGGGACGCGCTGGCCGTCTACCTCAAGAAAAACCCGGAGGATCCACTCGGCATGAGTTTCGACATGCTGGGCGGCATCGGCTATCGGTTAGATACCGGGCCAAACCCTGAATGTCCCGAGTGTGAAGGCCGCGGCTTGGAATATACCGTCATGAAGGACACGAGCAAACTATCGCCAGCCGCCGCCAGGCTGTACGCAGGCGTCAAGATGACGAAAGATGGCAAGACGATTCAGATGCGATCGCAGGACAAAATGGCCGAACTCGCCGGCCAGCATCTGGGGCTGTTTAAGAAAACCGTCGAGATGTCCGGTAAAAACGGCGCACCGATACCGATTGCAAGCGTTACGGCCTCGTTGCAGGCCGCCAGCGCGACAGATGCGGCCGACATCTACCAAACCCTGATTGCGGGCGCCTAAGCGTGCCTATCCCGTTTGAGTTCGATTGGAAACGGCCCGATTATGCCGCCGTCTACCGATGGCGCATCGAACGATTGCGACGGATCCGCGAAGCCGTGGCGCTGGAAGCTGCCGAGGGTCGATCCGCAACGGTGCTACCGGCGCTGAAAGCCTACTATCGCGACCACATCGCGCAGTTCATTATCGATTGGGGCATGACCTACGACCCGCGTAACGCCGCGTTGCCGGACCCGATACATCCCGGATCCTCACTCCCTACGATGCTGCCGTTCCTGCTGTTCCCTCGACAAGAAGCCTGGGTTGATTGGTTTGTCGATAACTGGCGCCGGCAGATCGATGGCGTTACCGAGAAGACCCGCGAAATCGGCATGAGCTGGCTCGCCGTAGCTGTGGCCGAATCGGCTTGCCTGTTCAACAAAGGCGTATCGGTCGGGTGCGGCTCACGTAAAGAGGAATACGTCGACATCATCGGCGATCCGAAGTCCCTGTTCGAAAAAGGCCGCATGTTCTTGCGCCATCTGCCGCCCGAGTTCCGGGGCGGCTGGCACGAAAAGAGCGGCGCCCACATGAAAATTATCATTCCGGAAACGGGTTCAATCTTTACCGGCGAGGCTGGCGACGGCATCGGACGTGGCGCGCGGTCATCGTTTTACATCGTCGACGAATCGGCGTTCCTTGAACGGCCGGGTAAAGTCGATGCCTCGTTATCGGCGACGACGCGCTGCCGACAAGACATATCGACACCGAACGGCCGGGGCAACTCGTTCGCTGAACGCCGCTTCCGGCCGGGTGCGAACGTTTTTACATATCACTGGCGCGACGATCCCCGCAAGGACGATGCCTGGTACGCTGACCAGCAAGAGCGTTTACCGCCCGCTATCGTCGCGCAGGAAATCGACATCAATTACGATGCGTCGCTTGAAAACGTCATCATCCCGCAGGCATGGGTGCAGGCCGCCGTCGACGCGCACAAGAAACTGGGATTTGCGCCATCGGGCATGCGCCGCGGTGCGCTGGACGTTGCCGACGAGGGCAAGGACAAGAACGCGTTCGGGGCGTGCTACGGCACGGTTGTCGACTTCCTGACGCAATGGAGCGGCAAAGGAAGCGACCCGTTCGAAACAGCCGTGCGCGCGATGGGCTATTGCGATCATCAGGCGCTATCGTCGTTCCAATACGATGCGGACGGCCTCGGCGCCAGCGTACGGGGCGATACGCGCATCATCAATGAAGCCCGGCGCGCAGACGGCAAGCGGGAGATTATGGTCGACGCGTTCCGGGGATCCGGCGAGGTCATTGATCCGACCGGCGAGATGTTCCTAGAACGCAAGAACAAGGATTATTTCGCCAATTTCAAGGCGCAATCGTGGTGGGCGCTCCATTTGCGCTTTCGCAACACCTACCGCGCGATACAGTCGTTGAATGGCGGGCCGCCGTTCGAATGGAACGAGGCCGACATCATCAGTCTGGACAGCGAGGCGATCAGCACGGAGACATTGAATCAATTGATGGGCGAGCTATCGCAGCCGACCAGCAAGCCCAATCTGTCGGGCAAAATGGTTGTCGATAAAGCTCCGGACGGAACGAAATCGCCGAACCTGGCCGACGTTATCATGATCCTGTTCAATCCGGGGGGCGGCTCAATGGATACGTGGGCGCGGCTGGCGGCTTGACCTTTTCTTTTGAGTACCAGAATTGATATCCGCAAAAGCTGCAGCGCTGAACCCCGGTTGGATGGAAATAATAACAATCTGGGCATCCCTTCAAAGGGGGATCACGTTTGAGCGTCATTTCAGCACTTCCGCTTTGATGATTTGGCGCAGCGTCAATTCCGCGTACGTCGCCGCATCACGTTGCCCGTTAACATTCATTTGGATAATGACGAATTCCTCGCCAAAAATACGAGTCGGCTTATTGAGGTGCATAGCCCGTATGGCGCGGTCGATAGATTTCACCCCGCGCAATTGAATGTGCGAGATGTTATCGTCCGGGTCGAATGTTTTCATTTCGGTACCCAATCATAGACGCAGCTAACCAAGCCGACCGCAAAACAAACCACGATCAGCGCGTAAAACAGAACAGTTTTGAATCGTTTCATCAAATTCCCCTGGATGGGGCCGAAGCCCCGGTTAGATTATTGAATCGGAATGATTGCCGAGGGTTCGCCGGCAAACTTAGCCATGAAATCAGCATCTTTTGCTGGCCAGACTCGAATTGCGCCTACGCCCGTTATTGTCTTATCGCCTTCAACCTTTTGCCAAGAAGCGTACATGTCGCCCTCGGTTGGCATTTTGAAGTAGAACACTTGGCCCCGGTTTCCAATTTCAACCAGCGCCAATACGCTACGCTCGCCCAATGTGAATTTAACCAGGCTTTGCCCTACAGACAATCCGTAGTTGAACTTGATCCGTTCTTGCAAAGTGTTTCCTGTTTTCATAATTTACTTTCTTTAGGGGTTGTCGATGGGTAGAGAATAGTCGCATAATTCGACCATTGCAAGCATTTTTCAATTTATTTCGCAATGGCGCAACATTCCGCAATCGCATACAATCGCAGCCATCTAAGGGGGCCGCTCAATGTCTAAGAAAACCGCGCATCATCGCGTCTCAGTCCGTACGCAGGATAATATCGCGGCGATCAACAGCCAGACGGCCGCTGCTGTGCAGGAAATACAACACCGTACCGGCGACTCGTATGTCAACTTTGAGGCGCGCGTCGGCTACCGGGCCGGTAATCAAAGCGACGCCGGCCGCTACCAAATCGATTTCATCTCCCGCAACCCGCGCAATCTGGAAGCGGCCTATCGCTCGAATTGGCTGTGCGGCATGGCCGTCGACATCGTGGCCGAGGACATGACGCGCGCCGGCATCACGTTTACCGGCGACGATCTGCAGCCAGGCGATACCGAGTTAATCGACAAGGAATACGAACGGCTCAATTTGTGGGGCGTCATGTCCGACAATATCAAGTGGGGTCGGCTGTACGGCGGCAGTATCATGGTGCATTTGATCGATGGCCAGAACCTGAGCACGCCGTTGCGTCCGGAGAGCGTCACGAAAGGCCAATACAAGGGAGCGATCGCGCTTGACCGCTGGCAGGTAATGCCGTCGCTCGAAAACCTGGTAACGGAGTACGGCCCGGACCTCGGCAAACCTAAGTTTTACACGGTGAACACGTCGGCCGAAGCGTTGATTGGCGAGAAAATCCATTACTCGCGCGTCTGGCGCATCGACGGTACCCGCCTCCCGTGGCAGCAACGCATCACCGAGAACGGCTGGGGGCAATCGATTCTGGAACGCCTGTTCGATCGCATCATCGCATTCGACAGCACCACGGCCGGCGCCGCCCAGCTCGTCTACAAAGCCCATTTGCGCACGCTCAAGATTGAAAACTTCCGCAAGCTGATTGCCGAGGGCGGCAAGATGCTGGACGCCATGATCCAAGGCATCGATATGATGCGGCGGTTCCAGACGAACGAAGGGCTATCCGTCCTCGACATGAAGGACGAATTCGAGACGCACTCTTACACGTTCGCCGGCCTGGATAAACTGCTGCAGATGTTCGGCGAGCAATTGTCCGGCGGTATGCAAATCCCGCTCGTGCGCCTCTTCGGCCAGTCGCCAGGCGGCATCGGCAACGACGGCGAGAGCGCGCTGCACACGTATTACGACAATGTGGTCAAAGAGCAAGACCAGAAAATCCGGCCAGGCTTGAACCTGACGAACGAACTGATTGCGCGCTCCGTGCTGGGCCGCGAGATGCCCGCGAAAAGCGCCTATACGTTCAACTCATTGCGCGAAATCGAACCGCTCGATAAAGCCACGATCACCAAAGATAAAACCTCCGCTATCGTCGAAGCCGAAGCCGCATCGCTTATCAGCCCGGCCACGGCGGCCAAAGAACTGCGCGCCATGTCCCACGAGACGGGCGTCTTCGGCCACATTACCGACGAGGATATCGCCGGTATGGATGACGCGCCGCCAGAACCTGCCGAGGATCCGGCCCTACTGCTGGCGCGGTCCAAAACGGCGGTCAAATGAGCGATCAAGTCCGTCCCTGCACGGTCTGTCATAAGGCCCGCGAAAAAGAATGTTCGCACGTGGATTGCCCTAACCGGCGCCAGGTAACGGCGCAACCGGTCGGATCCGTACAGATCCTGCCGAGCATAGGCGGCGAGTCGCGCGGGTCGATCATGGTGCGCCGCCCGCATTTGTTTGACGACTGATGCCAGCCGCCCGCAAAGGTCAGCCGAAGACGGCCAGTGCCGAACGCCAATACGCCAAGCAATTGCGCAAAGTAGCGCGACATGTGGCCGATGTGATTGAGACGTTCCCGCCAGGTGATCCAGCTGTCGACGGCACGATATCGGCCATCTTGGCTAAGTACAGCGACGCGATAACCGGATGGGCGGCCGAGACCGCGGCGATCATGTTGCGCGCCGTGGAAAAGGCCGAGGGCAATATCTGGATGGAACGCAGCGTCGAGATGGGTGACGAGTTACGCCGTATTATCAAGCGCACACCGATCGGGGATTTGATGGCCTCGCGTCTGGCCGATCAAGTCACGCTCATTAAGTCGCTGCCGACCGAGGCGGCGCAACGCGTGCATGAGTGGACTCTCGTCGGTATTGAGACATCCAGCCGGTCGACAACGATGATTGACGCCATTCAGCGCAGCGGGCCGGTAACGGCGAACCGCGCCAAATTGATTGCACGTACCGAAGTGGCGTGCACTGCTTCCCTGCTGACCGAGACTCGCGCGCGCGCCGTCGGGTCGCTTGGGTATATTTGGCGCACGAGTCGGGATAGCGACGTGCGGCACTCGCATGCCGAGATGGAAGGGGTTTATGTGCCGTGGGATACGCCGCCGACCCTCTCCGACGGGACGACGACGCACGCAGGTCAGATTTATAACTGTCGGTGTTACCCCGAGGTTGTCGTGCCGCCTATTCCCCCGGAAGCAACGTAATAAATTCCGCAACATATTGCAGCAAGAGGCGCCTCCGACTTTCTTGTCCCGAGGTGGATTCCGGCGTACCGTTCAAGGCATCCCGAATACCCCGTTTGAGCACGCTACGCCGGTTCAAATTCGACGGGGGTTCAATGCTGGGAACCGGGCGAGAGAAACCCGTGATCGCCAATTGCAATCGCGCGTCATTAAGTCGTTCTTTTTCTGACATGCCGCCGAGAGTTCCGGTTTCGTACGCAATCAGCGCCCGCTCCGCTTGAATGACTGCGAAAGGGTCGGAGCATGCTGCCGGCAGCGAATTGGCGACGTGAAGTAATGCCCGGAACGCGTCGACCATCGGCGCCAGGTCTGTAACTCGCACATACGCCCCGTGCGCGTCTTGTTGCATCAAAGCCCCGTTCGGACCGGCCAGTAGGGAAAAACGATTCATTTCTTACCTTTCAGGTTAAACAGCCATTGTGTTGCATTAAAACCACGTTCGTCGGTGCGTGTAAAAACGCCCATTTCATTAATTACGACACGGGGCAGCACGCCTCGCCCCCGATATTTGTCGCGTCCTTCAAACGAAACAAAACGACGATTGCCGGTATCGGGCGCGTGCCACATCCCCGTCATAACGGTTTCGAGGTCTGCGCGAGCTAATACGCCGCGTTCGGAAAACCATTCATCATTTACGAGCAAGGCTTGATGTTGCAAACCGTGGGTTTTAAGCAACAGGTCAACATACTCGTGGATACGCGTGCCGGTTTCGCTGGCCGACTCGCCAAAGAACGCTGCAGCCCGTTTGTTTTCCTCGACGGTCGGCTCGAACGCAGCCATGGCCGAATAGGCCGTCTTGAATTCGATAGATTGCCCGCAGAAAGATGATTGAGTGCGAAAACAAATCGTGCTGTTACGTTCGAACCAGAAAAGCCCGTCGCCGCGTTGAACTTCCGCCAGAATCAAATCCGTCGGCGTGCAACGCGTGGACATGACGCGGCGTTCATACTCATTTGGGTTTCGCATTGCAATCCTCGTGAGAGAGCATCAAAGAAAACACCTTAACCGGCGGTGTGAGATGCATGACCAGTGAGTAGCGCCCGACACGGTTGCGTCGGTCCTCTTCGGTAAGGGCGTGCGGAATAATTTCCGTCAGCTCGCCCTCCACTTCGATGCCATCGATTAGAAATTTCATGATGTTTTCTGGATGTCAAAGGTTACGTCTTCACCGGTTTTCATGTTGCGCCAAACGCGGTACCCGGATGCGAAACCGTATCCGTCAGCGCCCGGATCACTGAAAGTTTCATACTTGCGGTATTCAGCGCGGTTTTTGTTCGCCAATTGCCGGGCTAACGCCTCGACTTCGCGGCACGCTGCGTTCCAAGCGAATTTAACAGATACCAACTCGCCTTTAACTCGAATCTCATAAGTGGAGCGTTTCATTTTAGGTTCGTTCCGGTAATGGGGCCGAAGCCCCGGTTAGATTACATAGCCGCAATTAGCGCGCGCCGCTTCTTTGCTTTCAAAGTCACACATTTTGAATTCTGATTTTCTTTCTACTTCAAAACGGCAAATCCATTCATGTTCTGAGGCGTTAAATTTATCTGCCGGGCATTGATACGCAACGAAATACGCATCGACACGTTTCCTTCTGTTGCCGGATGACCGCACATCGTAGGATTCGCGGTCAACGTATTTAGCCTTAATCATGATCTTCTTTCTATGTGCGTTATCGATGAACAGAGAATAGTCGAATTAAACGACTATTGCAAGCATTATTTACGATAAAGAGAAATAAGTCTTAGAACGTTTCGAAAACCCGTGGTATTAATTGCGCCAACAATAAAACGGGTACGGTATGCAAAAATCGATTTCGGGCAATTTCGTTGGCGTTTACTCTCAGGTAGACACAAATGGCAACATGCTCGGCGCTGCATCGGCGGCCGCCCTATCGCAAATTATCAATGTGAGCGCTTCCGGCTCCACTACTCTACTTGTGGCCGTTGCCGGCCAATCCCATAAAGTGCAAGGTTTGCGTTTATCGGTTGCTGGACCGGTCATTATTTCCCTATTGGATGGCGTAACGCTACTCGAACGCTTTAACTATTCTGGTGCTGGCGGTGGCATCCTGTTGGATTTACGCGACAAACCCTACTGGACCGGTTCGGTCAATACCGCGCTCAATCTTAGTCTTTCGACAGTGGTACAAGTCGACGGGCGTCTCGATTACATCACGTCATGAGCGGCCTATCTGCAGGATCCGCGCCGGTAAAAGCTTACGTAGAAACCACGCGTAAAACATCCCCTTTTCAGGTCATTAAATCCGCTGTCGTTTCGGCAGGCGTTGCCGTTTTCAATTTAACGGACGACGGTACGTCCGGAGGAAACGCGTTGTTCGCCGAGGTTTTTACCGACAGCGTGCAAGTAGCGATCAATGACGCGCTGACTGCGTATCAGATGTCGTGGGCTTTCACGAACAGCAACAAGACGTTAACCGTAACGGTAAATAAATTGACGACGGTCAATCTTGTCAGCGGTATACTCGGCCAAGCGCCCGCAAACGGCGCCACAATAAAAGTAACAGTAACCGGTCTTTAAATTAGAAAAGCTATGGCAGGTTTTTACACTACCGCGCAACTGGGGCCAAAACAGGAATTGACGCCTGAGGGCTTCTTGCTCTGTCGAGATGTTCCGATCGCGCGGACCGGTATGCAGATTTACCGGCAAAGTGAATTCTCCGGACCTGGCGCACCAATCGGCGATCGTGCCGGTTTCATCAAAGTATTCCGCCACGAGGATCAAGTATTCGATCCCGAAACGATGGCCAGCTTTGAGGGCAAGTCAATTACCGTCGGTCACCCACGTGACGATGTGGATCCAAAAAATTACCGAAATCTCGAAGTCGGCACGATGCAAAACATCCGTCGCAGCACGGACGATGCTTCCCTGCTGCTGGCCGATTTTCTCGTCAAGGATCATCGGACAATTGATCAGATCCGATCCGATCCCGAAAACCCTTACAAAAAGTTACTGCGCGAGGTTTCTTGCGGGTATAGTGCGCAATATCATCAAGAGGTACCCGGAATTGCAGAGCAACGTCGAATCCGAGGTAACCACGGTGCGCTTGTTCCTAAAGGCCGAGCCGGCCCCATTTGCTCAATACAAGACGAGGATAAAATGTCTACAAAGACTGTTGAAACGATGAAAGAAAAAGCGCTACGCGTGATCGCTGCCATCAAATCCGGCGACGTTGCCGCTATGCGCAAAACCGCCGACGAGATGGAAGACGACATCGAAACCGAAGACGAAAAGAAAAACCGCCAGGCGATGGAAAAAACATCCGACGATCTGGCCAAGTTGACGAAGACTGTCGACTCGCTGGCCGAAGTGGTCGGCAAACTGGCCGAGCTGCAAAAGCCGGCTGAAACCGCCAAGCCTGCAAAAACTGCTGACGAGCTGGCCGCAGAACAACGCACCGCTGACGAGGCAACCGCCCTCGCCGCATTCAAAGCAAGCGTGCCGGCAGTTATGGCCGACGTTGGCAGCCGTGCCGAAATTCTGGTACCCGGCATCCAATTGCCGGCCGTAGCGACAATCGACAGCGCCGAAGCACTGGCCGCAGCACGCCGCACCGTTCTGACGAGCGCACTCGGTACCGATGCCAAAACAGTCGTCACCCCGCTGCTGGGCGCGCGCAATGTCGACGCCCTGACCCCGTTTGAAGCCGAATGCGTGTTCAACGGCGCCGCAGAAATGATGCGCTTGCAAAACAACGCACGAGGCGCGAAGCCATCCCAGCAAAAAACAGGGGATTCGGGAGGCAAAATCGTCACGCCTGCCGATATGAACAAGAAAAACGCCGAATTCTGGGCAACACACTAAAAGGGAGTATCCGCAATGTCTGCATATCTCAAACGCATGCCGTCGGGTATTCCCGGCGATGTTTCCCGCAAACTGGACTCGGTTGTCGAGCAATGCGTACTTAACGCGTCGCTGCCGTTCGCCGGTTTCGGTCTGCCGGGCAAATTCGCTGCCGGTAAGCTGGTCCCGCTGGTCGCTGGCGATCTGGGTTCCGTTGTCGAGGGTTTTTTGGTACGTCCTTACCCTACCCAAACGGTCAATGCTGACGGTTCGGGTATGCCCGCATCGGTCATCGCCGATCGGTTGCGTTTCGGTTACATGACCGTACAAAACAACGCCGGCACGCCAGTTCAAGGCGGCCAAGTGTATGTCCGTACCGGTAATGCCTCCGCAGGCAAACCAATCGATGGTATCGAAGCCGTCGCCGAAAACGTGGTAACTTCGGTTGCCGGCGCAAATACCGGTAACGGCACTTTCGGCGCGATCACTGCTGACGCAACCGCGCAGCCTGGCGCGTACAAGCTGACCATGCTGACGGCTACGACTTTCAGTCTGTCCAAGCCTGACGGCGTGCAGTTGAAAAACGGCGCAACCGGCGTGGCGTATTCTGGCGGCGGTCTGGGCTTTACGCTGACCGCAGGCGGTACCGCATTCGTGGCTAACGACTCGTTCACGCTGACGAACGTGCAGAACGCGACGCCAATTCCAAATTGTATTTTCGAAGACGCCGGCGATGCTTCCGGTAACGTCGAAATTCGCTTCAACGTCTAAGGGGGACGGAATGACACACAAACAAAAAACACTGGTGCTGACGGCTTGCATCGGCTTGGCCCTCTCTTCGATGGCAACCGCTGCACGCGGCACGCACGATGCCGTATTCCCGCGGCTGTCCGGCCCGATCCAAACCAATGACGATCTGCAAGTTTACGATCAACGCACGATCGACAGTGCCGGCGCGTTCTTGCTGGGCGAGCTGGAACGTCTGGATCAAACCCTCAATATGCCGTTGGCCGAGGTTTCATGGTCACGTGACATCGAGCTGCGCGAAGACGTGTCGATGGGTGACGAAGTGTCGAGCTTTACCAATTCCGATTTTGCGGCAGCCGGCGGCGCAAGCCCAGGCGGCAAGAACTGGATCGGCAAGGACACCACGACCATCAAGGGTCTGGCGCTGAACATCAACAAGACAGCCAATCCGCTGACCTTGTGGGGCATGGAAATCGGCTATACCCTGCCGGAACTGGAAAGCGCGCAACGCGTCGGCCGCCCAGTTGACGCCCAGAAAATTGAGGGTATGAACCTCAAGCTGCAAATGGATATCGACGAGCAAGTTTATGTCGGCGATACCACCCTCGGCTATACCGGTCTGGTCAACAACGCTAACGTCAGCTTGGCCAATGCCGTAACCGGTGCGTGGTCGAATCCGGCGACAACTGCGGACACGATTTTGAACGACGTGAACGTGGCACTGGGCCGTGCCTGGACATCCTCGGCATACAAATATGTGCCGACCGATATGCTGGTTGACCCGTTGTCGTTCGCGCAACTGGTATCTCGCAAGGTATCGACTGCCGGTAACGTCAACATTCTGCAATATCTGAAAGACAACAGCCTTTCGATAGCGCAGAACGGCCGGCCTTTGAATATCCGTCCGGTCAAATGGCTGCTGGGCGCCGGTACTTCGGGCGCAAACCGCTTTATCGTCTATACCAAAAACCGCCGTTTGGTTCGTTTCCCGATGGTCCCGACCCAGCGTACTCCGCTGGAATATCGCGGCATCTATCAGTTGACGAATTATTTCTGCCGCCTCGGTGTGGTCGAATGGGTGTACCCTGAAACCGGCGCATATACAGACGGCGTTTAAGCTTCGCCCGTAATCTGGCATCTGATAAAGGGCGCGTCTGTAAAAGGGTGCGCCCTTTACTTTTAACCATTCAAAAATTGGAGTTCTCATGTCCCATTCGAAGCGCATCATCCATTTGTCCCGCGCCATCAGTGTCCACGTTGACGGCAGTAACGAAGCTGTCGATTTGGTACGCGGCCGTAATGAGGTCGACCATGAAGTTGCCGAACACGGTTTCGTCAAAGCCCACATGACCGACCCAGCCGACGTGCAGCTCTCCGCTTCCGCTGCGGAACTGGAAAGTGCGCGCTTGCGTATTGCGGATCTGGAAAAGCAATTGGCCGAAGTACCGGCCAACGCCGATTTCGTTAACGAGCAGTTCAAACACATCGAAGAACTGAAAGCTGAAATCATTAAACGCGACGAAGCCGGTGCGACTTTGGCCGATATGTTGGAAAAATCCAACAAAGAAAACGAAGAATTGAAGGGTATCAATAAAGCCCTGAGCATGACCGGCGAAAAGACACCAAAGAAATAAACCGTGACTATTACCGTAGCCCAGTTCCGCGCGAACTTCCCAGAATTCACCGATCCGGCCATTTACACGGACGCGTCGGTGCAATTCTGGTTGAACTACGCCTATCTGCGCCTAAACGCGCTTCACTGGGCGGATTCACTCGACTATGGCGCGCAGCTATTCGTTGCGCACTATTTGACCGTCGCCAGGCGCAACACCCTAAGCGCCATAAGTGGAAGCGGCAGTTCGGGCGGCGGGATTACGGGTTTGTTAACATCGAAAAAAGTCGATAAAGTCGATCTGACTTTCGATGTCAAGTCGGTCATCAATGACGGCGCCGGCCAATACAATTCCACGTCGTACGGTGTGCAGTATTGGGATTTGATGCAGATGGCTGGCATGGGCGTCGTGCAACTGCCGGCCGGCTGCAGTAACGGCGGTTTTGGACTCGGTTATGGCAACTGGTAAAGACGGCGTCAACATGACGCGCGATGGCGTACCGGATTTCCTTAAAAATCTGAAAGCGCTTACGAAAAAGGATGTTCTGGTCGGCATCCCGTCCAATGCGGCCCAGCGTAAAGAAGCCGGCGAGCCGTTGAATAACGCGGAAATTGCCTACATCCAAACATTCGGGTCAACGATCCAAGTCGACGAGCACGAGCAAACTATTTTCCGAGGGAAAAAAGGTGGGAAATTCGTTAAGAAAGCGAAAGCAGTTACGACGGAGACTCATACGGTGGGCGCGCACGAAATCGTCATACCCCCCCGCCCTTTTTTGGAACCGGGTGTTATCAAGGCTTTACCAGAAACAATCCCCCGATTGAAAGCCGCGGCAACGCTTGGCCTCAAAGGGGACTTCGGCGGCGCCGATACGCAGCTCGAAACGGCGGGTATTCTGGCGGTCAACAATGTACGGGCCTATATCGGCGACGGCATCGATCCGCCGCTTGCCGCCAGCACGCTGGCTAAACGCCGCAGCAAGGGCCGTACCGGTACGATCCCGCTCAAAGATACGAGCGAAATGAACAACGCGCTTACCTACGTCGTGAGGAAATAACCGTGCTCGACATGTGGCAATTTTTGGCGGATCCCGAACTCGGATATGAAATTATCCAAGTGTCGCGCGTCACGTCGATTGTCAATAATTTAGGTCATAACGTGGAGGCCGCCGTGGCGCAGCCAGTCGGCGTCATCGTAACGCAGGATACCGGCGCCATTCTCGAACGAATCGCGGAAAGTTCCTACGTGTCCGGGTCTATCCTCGTGACCAGCGGCCCCTTCCAGTTCCGTGCGGCTGATACTGGCGTTGACGCCGATACGCTCGTATGGCACGGCAAGAAATACTCGGTCAACGCAATCAGCGACTACAATAATCACGGGGTCAATTGGGCCGTGTGCAATCCGGACGGACTCGACAACAATGCCTAATACTTCCGCATCCGGCGGTTACCTCACGCCCACATCTGCCCCGCTCGTCGAGGATAGTGAACTCGACGACATTTTCACCGCGGCGATTCTCGGCATTACCGGTTTGACGCCCGGCCTGGTGCGCCCGCGCTGGCAGCCGAAAGAGCCGTTACAGCCGGCCGGTAACGTCAACTGGTGCGCGTTCGGTATTACGACGGATGAAACCGACGCGCACGGCGCCGTGCTGCAGCATGACCCGACCGCAGACGGCGGCAACGGTCAGGACAATTATCAACGGCAAACTGCCATCACGTTATTGGCCTCGTTTTATGGGCCAAACGGAAAAGGGTTTGCGGAGTTGATGCGGGACGGCTTGGCGGTACCGCAGAACCGCGAGGAACTGCAATTAAATTCCATCGCATTCGTAACAGCGGGTACAATTCGCGCAGCGCCGGATAGCATAAATATGCAATGGGTAAAGCGATATGATTTAGAACTGTCTTTCCGGCGTCAGATCGATCGCACTTACGCCGTGCAAAATATTCTCTCGGTGGGTATTCAAATCGAGACTTGCGACGTAACGAACGAAATAATTGTCTCAGGGGATTAAATCATGGGTGCCAGCCTTTCCGTATCACGCTTAATCAAGGTCGATGTCATTCTTGCGGCTGCTGCTGCTCAATCGCAAAGCCTTTCGAATCTGCTGGTATTCTCGACGAGCACGGTTATCGATGTCGTCGAACGCCTGCGCAGTTACACGAACATTACGGATGTCGGTACCGACTTCGGTACGACCGGCGCCGAGTATCAAGCCGCCGTTTTGTGGTTTCAACAAAAGCCGCAACCGCAGAAAATCTCAATTGGCCGCTGGGCGAAAACCCCCTCGGCCGGCAAGCTGGTCGCAGCGCCGCTCATTCCGGCAAATCAACTCATTGCTCCGTGGGCCGCGATCACTACCGGTTCGCTCAAGATCGGTTTTGACGCCGTAGCCGCGCTGGATGTCACCGGCATCAACTTGTCGGGCGCTGCCAATTTAAACGCCGTTGCCGCGCTCATTCAAACCGCGATCCGCGCCGCCAATGCCGCCGCAGGCTTTACGGCCGCAACTGTCGTCTACAACGGCGTTTATAAACGTTTCGAAATTACCAGCGGCACGACTGGCGCCGGTTCCTCGGTGACCTTTATGGCAGCGGCGGCAACGGGTGCCGACATCTCCGCAATGTTGAACGCGACAGCTGCATCGTCGGGCGCATACGTGGCTGCCGGTATCGTGGCCGAAACAGCGCTGGCCGCGGCAAATCTCTTTGATTCCCAATTTGGTCGGGTCTGGTACGGTCTGATGATCCCTGATGCGGTCGACGCCGATCACGTTGCGGTTGCTCCGTTCATTGAAGCGACAGCCAATAAGCACGTCTATACCATTACTACGCAAGAGGGAGGCGTGCTATCTACTGTCAGCACTACCGACATTGCGTACGTGCTGAAACAGTTGAACCTCAACAAAACGATGCTGCAGTATTCCAGCCAGAACGCGCAGGCCGGCGCTTCGTTGGCGTCCAAAGCGTTTAATACGGATTGGAACGGCAATAGCACGGCTATTACGCTGATGTACAAGCAAGAGCCAGGCATCGTCGCGGAAAGCGTTACCGAAACGCAAGCCGAATCGCTGGAAACCAAAAACTGCAACGTGTTCGTCAATTACGACAACAGCACCGCCATCATTCAAGACGGCGTAATGTCCTCGGGCGAATTTATCGATACGATTGTCGGCGCCGATGCGCTGGCGGTTGACGTGCAAACTAATGTTTTCAATCGGGCCTACGCCTCGCCGACAAAGATTCCACAGACCGATGCCGGTAACGATATCGTCGTGGCTTGCATTAAGCAGGTCATGGATAAATACGTGACAAACGGTTTCCTCGCGCCTGGCGTATGGGATCAAGCCGGCTTCGGTTCTTTGAAAGAGGGAGACTTCTTGAAAGACGGCTACTACGTTTATGCACCGCCGATCGCCTCGCAACTGAAAGCGGATCGTCAAGCGCGCAAATCGGTGTCTTTCCAAGTCGCTGCAAAATGCGCAGGTGCCATTCACACATTCGACGTGCAAATCAACATTTCGCGCTAATTCAAGGGGTAGGCCATGCGTACATACAGTTTCATTGACACAAATTCGTCGATCGTCGGCCCCGGCATTGCAGCCTCGCTCGGCTACGGCGCGGGCATTGCCGACGAGGGTATTACCCTGGAACGTGCCGGCGAACAAAATGCGATGACCACGGGTGCCGACGGCGAGGGTTTCCATAACCTGCACGCTGAAACCAGCGGACACATTACCATCCGTGTGCTCAAAACTTCGCCGCTGAATGCCATCCTGAATGCCGCATACAATTTTCAAGCGGCCAGCGCCAGCAACTGGGGCCAGAACACGATCACCGTCGGCAACACTGGCTTGCAAGATGCCAGCGTGGGCCAGAACGTGGCGTTCAATAAAATGCCGGTGGTCGAGTACAACAAAGACCCGCGTTTCAACGAATGGCGCTTTGACGCAATCAAACTGACTATCGCGCTGGGTTAATATGGAACAGCAAATCAACGGGCATACCTATCACTTCGATAAGTTGCCTTTGGACGAGCAATTCCATGTTGCGCGCCGTTTGGCGCCGGCCGTGTGGGCGTTCGGTCAGTCTTCGCTCAGTGTGTTGCAAAACGCACTACCTGAGGGCGTCAGTCTCACGCTGGCCAATCTACAGAAAAGTTTGATGGGGCTGGAAGACGGCGCAATGATGGGCTTGCTCTTGTCATCGGCCGATCCGCTCGTCAAAATCATCTCGCACATGAGCAACGCGGACAGCGAGTACATTCTCTATCGTTGCTTGCTGAAAGTCTCGCGCCAGGTAGAAACCGGCGGCGTCAATGTCGGATGGCAACCGGTCTATGCAGAAAACGGCGGCTTCATTTTTCAAGACATGGAACTGCCGGAAATGCTGCAACTCGTGGTTGCCTCGGTGCGCAGGAATCTGGGAAATTTTACGCTCGCCCCCAGCACCCCGGCATAGGGAAACGCGGGGGCGAACACGGTTTAGAACTGCTGTCGATGACTGACGGGGAAAGTTGGTTATATCGCCCCCTCAATCGCGACAAATGCCGGTACGAAAGTTATAAAGACGGTACCCTCGATTTATGCGATATCGCTCGGTTAAACGAGATAATCGACATCGAGGACGAAAACAAAATCCGCATTGCAGAATGGACCGAACGAAATGGCCGCAGAAACTGATGTTATCCGCGAGTTTTTAGTCAGCCTCGGTTTCAAGGTTGACCAGAATGGCCTAAAAAAATTCGTAGGTGCGCTCGGCGCGACATCCAAAGAATCCGCTATCGTCAGCAAAAGCGTGCTCGGTATCGGACTCGCTGCGCAGGCGATGGTCGCGCAATTTTCCTCTTCAATGGAAAAGCTCTATTTCGCTTCGCGACGTACGGGCGCATCCGTTGAAAACATTCAAGCCTTAGAATTCGGCGCATCTAAAATCGGTGTTGCTGCAGGTGCCGCGCGCGAAGCGCTGGAAAACATGGGCGCCGCCGTCCGCACCAATCCCGGCATTCGCAGCCTCATGGATGGCTTGCTCGGTAAGAATACCGCCGGCTTGGATCAAGCGCAGGTAATGATCGAGCTGGTACAGAAACTTTCTCAAATGCCGCACTTTCAGGGCGCGCAGTTTGCGCAGTTGTTCGGCATCGACGAAAAAACTTTTAAGATGATGGTCGACAGCATGCCGGAATTGCTGGCGGCTGAAAAGGAACGTCTCGAATTAAATAAGCAAGCCGGCGTCGATGCGCAAGCCGCCGCTGCAGCCGGTCACGAGTACGCCAATTCCCTGCGCGACATAGGTGCGTCGGCTGGTGTGCTTCGTGACCGTATCGCCATCGAATTGTTGCCGTCGTTTCGTGATTTCAATAAAGAGGTTTTGAAACTGCTCGGTAATGCTGCCAAGTTCAAATTAGACGAGCACCCCGCAATTAAAGAAAGCATCAACAATTCTAAGAACGTGGGCAACGGCGCAAAAGATATTCTGGCCGGGATTTATAATTTGAACGGCTCGCAAATTTGGAACGGCACTAAAAATCTCGGCTCGGGTATCTGGGGGATGACCAAAGACGGCATGTTTAATCCCGGTACCGCTATCGGCAACGCGATCGGCAAAAAATGGGATTTAAAAGCGTTCGACAAGCTGAATGCTTGGCGCGACGGCGATCGGCCGGGCGGGTATCGTTCCAAGTTACCGGCAACAGGTGACCCGAACATCGATTCGCAAACCCCCGTCAATCCGTTTCTGCCAAAAAACAAATCTGAATTGCCGCCCGCCGGCACGCCGGAAGCGGCACGGTTGTTTGCCGACTTGGAAAAACGGTACGCCCTGCCGGCCGGCATCCTCGACAAAATTTGGGCTAAAGAATCCAGCCGCGGCGATCCGAATAAAATGCTGTCGCCTAAAGGTGCGCAAGGCCATTTCGGTTTGATGCCTGATACGGCGAAAGACTTAGGCGTGACGGATCCTAACGACTTGGTGCAATCTGCCACGGCGGCGGCCCGCTACTTCGCGCAGTTGATGAAACGTTATAAAGGCGATCCGATGATGGCCTCGGCCGCGTACAATTGGGGTATGGGGAATCTCGATAAAAAAGGATTGGCAGCCGCACCGTTCGAAACGCGCGATTATGTTGACGCGATGACCGGCTCGAACTTGGCCGGCGGTAAATCCGTGACCATCCACAATAAGACGGATATCCACGTGAACGGCGCGCAGGATCCGGCAGCAACGGGTCGCGCTGTAGCGATGGTGCAGGACGAAGTGACCGGCCAAATGGTCCGTAATCTGGGAGGGGCCGTACGGTGAGCAACAATACCGGCTACGTACTCCCGGCGCTCGCCATCGGCTTCGGCTCGTTCCTGCTGAAACCGACGCGTGGGTTTTTCCCGACGCAGTTACAAGGACAGCCGAATATTCCCGGATTGATCGCCACGACGACGATTGAGGAAGTGCATAACGACGATCTGGAAATTACGGAACATCCGGTCGAATTGGGTGCTCCGATCGCTGACCACATGTTCAAACGGCCGCCGACGGTCATCATACAATGCGCGTGGTCGAATAGCCCGCAACTTACCGACGGTTTGATTGGCGCAGCGGTGGGCCTTACCGTGGGTTCTATTCCGGCGCTTGGTGCTGTCGTCGGCGCCGTTCGCACCCTCTCGGCCGCGCAATCCATGTTAAGCGGTAACGGCGTATCGCAGGTTAACGCCATCTATCAGCAATTACTCGACTTGCAACAGTCTGGAATCCCGTTCTCGGTGTATACCGGCAAACGCGTCTATCGCAACATGCTGTTTAAAACGCTGGCCACGACAACCGCCAAAGGGACCGAGAACAGCCTCGTTATTCGCGCCACATGCAAGGCCGTCATCATCGCGACGACTTCCGTCGTTAACGTGCCGATCAATCCGGACGCGCAGGCCAATGCCGAGAAAACAAGCCCGGTCATTAACTACGGGCAAAAACAGCTTTTGAATAGCTCGCTCGGTAGCGGCTTCTTTGGAGTGACCCCGTAATGGCAACCGGCTTCGAAATCCCTCTCACGCCGGATGCGCAGACGTTCTCTATTTCGTTAAGCGGCGTGCAGTATCGCATCACCCTGAAATGGAATTCGTTTTCGCAACTTTGGTTTCTGGATTTTCGGGATATCAATAACGTCGATATTTTACTCGGTGTTCCCGTCATTACGGGCGCCAACTTGCTCGAACAATATGATTACCTGCAATTTGGCGGCGAGATGTGGGCGCGCACGGATGACAGCCCGGATACACCGCCTAATTTTACAAATTTCGGCATTACCGGACATCTGTATTGGATCGTGCCGTGAATCTCGACCAGCAATGGATGCGCAAAATTACCCTCGTGGTCGCTGCCGAGGAAAACGGGCTTGATTTATCAAACTTGCGCATCAAATTCAAAATTACGCAGTCCGATAACGAGACGCCAAATACAGCCTGGATACGCGTCTACAATTTAAGCCCGGATACAATGCGCCAAATCACCGGACGTACACCGGTCGAATATACGCGGGTGGTGTTGCAAGCCGGATACGAGTTTTCCGCATTTGGCGTTATTTTCGACGGCACAATCAAGCAATTTAGAAAAGGTCGCGAAAACGCAACAGATACGTTTTTAGATATTTTGGCGGCGGCCGGCGACATCGAATACAACTTCGGGGTGTGCAACACCACCGTGGCCGCCGGTTCTACGCCGCAAGAACGCGTCGGCACGATTGCCGCACAAATGGGACTCGCCGTCGGCGAAACGCCGGGTTTGACGACTGGCGGCATCCTTCCGCGCGGAAAGGTGCTTTGGGGCATGGGCCGCGCTTTGATGCGCTGCGAGGCAAACAGTCAGTTATCGACTTGGACGATCACTGACGGAAAAGTCGATGTGGTGGCCAAAGCCGGTTATCTGCCAGGCGAAGCGGTCGTACTGACGGCTGCAACCGGACTCGTTGGCATTCCAGAACAAACGGAACAAGGTATTCGGCTGCGTTGTTTGCTCAATCCGAAATTGCGTATCGCGGGTTTGATTCAGATCGATAACACGTCTCTCACGCAATTATCGCAAGCCGACTTGCGCGCCAGCGGTTTTCCGGTTCGGGCGTTGCCGGTCGGGCAAGTTCCTTTCGATAAGCGTGCCGGCGTGCAGTTACCGGCGGATATTTCCAGCGATGGGTTTTATAGGCTGTACGTTGTCGAATTTACCGGCGATAATCGCGGCTTAGAGTGGTATGCGGATCTGACCGCGCTCTCGATTGATAAATCCACCAATCAGGTATTGGCGTCATGAACCGATTAGAACGACAAAAAGATTTTGACGCCTCGCTTATTAAAGCGCTGGAAGGGTGGCAAGCCGGCATTCATACGGCATACCCTGCCGTCATCAATAGTTTCGACCCTATCGCGGAAACCTGTTCCTGTACGCTCACGGTGCAGGCGCAAGTAACTGATAGAAACGAAAATACCTCATGGGTAACGGTGACGCCACTCGTTGACGTGCCCGTACATTTCCCCTCAGGCGGCGGCTACACCTTGACGTTTCCGGTATCGCCAGGCGACGAATGCCTCGTCGTACTCGCTTCTCGCTGCATCGATGCGTGGTGGCAATCCAGCGGCCCGCAACCGCAAGCCGATTTACGCATGCACGATTTGAGCGACGGTTTCGCGTTCGTCGGGTTTAAATCCCAGCCGCGCGTATTGTCGCCGGGGATCGCCACGGTTGGCGCGCAGTTGCGTTCCGATGACGGCTCCACCCTCGTGGAAGTCGGCGCCGGGGAAATCACCCTAAAAGCCCCTTCAAGCGTGACAATCAATTCACCTATGACTCACATCACCGGCCAATTGGTTATCGACCAAGCAACAACGATAAACGGTCTGTTGACCTATTTGGCTGGTTTGGCTGGCTCGGGTGGTGGCGTGGGCAGCAATATCACGGGCGATCTTATCCAAAGCGGCGGCACGTTATCGAGTAACGGTACGGTGCTTCACCTACACATTCATCTGCCAGGTTCGGTTCTGTCGGGCGGCAACACGGGGGCGCCAGTATGAGAAACCGAGGCGAAAGCGCAACAGGGGATTACCGTTTCGGTTTGAGCGATGCCTATTTTTTGGTTAATTCGCCGGAAGCTGTGGCGCAGGCAATACAAACCCGTTTGGAGTTACGGACCGGCGAGTGGTATCTCGACTTGACCGAGGGAACGCCCTATTCCACGCAGATTTTAGGAAAAGGTACACAATCGCTCTACGATCATGCCGTGCAAGAGCGTATACTCGGCACGCCGGGCGTATCGGCGATTACAAACTATTCGAGCACGCTGGACAGTGCGCGCAAATTGTCGATATCGGCAACAGTGCTGACTATCTACAGCGAGGATGCGATCACCGTTGAAAAGGCATTCTGATGACAACCGGCTTGGCTTTTCAAGTAACCGAAGCGGGCGTATCGGCTCCCGCCTACGCGGACATTTTGGCGGGTCTGCAATCCAAAGTGCAGGCCATTTACGGCAGCGACATTTACCTCGACCCGGACAGTAAAGACGGCCAATTGATCGCCCTTTTCGCCAGCGCGATCGATGACTGCAACACCGCCGGTATCGGAACGTACCAGCAGTTTTCCCCTAGTACGGCGGTCGGTACCGGCTTGGCGTCGAACGTCAAATTAAACGGTATTACAAAATTAGTCGCCAGCAATTCGACTGCGCCAGGTACGATCGTCGGCGAAGTCGGCGTTACGATTACCGGCGGTGTGGTTCGCGATGAAAACGGCAACAACTGGAATTTACCGAGTTCCGTTACCATCCCGCCGGCCGGTCAGATTGATGTGACGGTAACCGCGCAGGTACTCGGCGCAATTGCGGCGCCATCAGGCACGATTGATAGAATCCAAACCCCAACACGTGGCTGGCAGTCTTTTACGTCGACCGCTGACGCCGTACCTGGCGCTGCAGTTGAATCGGATGCGTTACTGCGCCAGCGCCAGACGGTATCGACTTCCCTACCTGCTTTGACGCCGCTGGGCGCTACCTTAGGCGCGTTGAGCAATCTTTCCGGCGTTCAACTCGTCAAGGTGTACGAGAATGCGACGGATACGGTAGACGTCAATGGTCTGCCGAAACGGTCTATTTCGGTCGTTATCCGCGGCGGCGACTTGGCAGCTATTGCGCAAGTTATCGGGCAAAAGAAAACGCCAGGCGCCGGCACATATGGCACGACCGGGCAGCCTTACACCGATCCGAAAACCGGTATCGCTTACACGATTAATTTTTTCGTTCTGGTGAACTCGACGATTGCCATCACGGTGACCGGCAGCGCTTTGACTGGTTACACGACTGCGCAAGCCGCTCTTATCCAGAAATCGTTAGGCCAATTCATTAACGGTAACGGCATCGGCGACGATGTAGAGTTTACTGGCCTATGGGGTGCGGGTTATCAAAACATGTCACCGAATCTCTTGCCGTATCGCATCAACAGTGTGACGATCGGCGTTGATGGTGGTGCGCAGGGAACCGCTGATATCGTCGTACCGTTTAATAAAATTGCGTTTATCGACCCTTCAACCATTACAGTCACAATTACCTAATGGCCTCGATTGACGATTACCTCGCGCTGGTCCCTTCGGCAAATGCCGGGCAGCCCGATTTCATGGCGTTGCTGCAGGCGCTACTCGAACCCTTTGTCGATATCCAAAACGCGCTCGCCGGTATGCCGGACGATTTCGATATTGACGAGGCGCTTGGCCCACAACTGGATGCAATCGGCGTACGCGTCGGCCTATCGCGGCAATTAAGTGTGCCGATCACGGGTGTCTATTTCGCTTTAGATACGGCTGGTGTCGGGCTGGATCAAGGCGTGATACTCGGGCCGTTCGATCCGATTGACGGCTTGACCTCAATTGATGATGAAACCTATCGCCTATTTCTGAAAATCAAGATTCTAGCCAATTCGTGGGACGGGTCGTTCGGCGAACTGCAAACGATTTTAGGCGCCGTTGCTGGATTCGGGACATTCATTTTTGCACAAGATAATTTCGACATGTCGTATACGATCGGCGTCAGCGGCGTAGTTCCGAACGCCCTTTTCGTTGCCTTGTTACGACAAACTAATTATTGGTTACGCCCAATGACGGTCAGCGTCAACTTAATACTCGTGACGAGCGTAAGCGGGACC